CGATTCCGGGACACAGCAAGTTTGTAAGCGCATCCGATAATGGTGTATTTGACTTCGACTCCGATATGGTAACTTGGAATATTGGCAATCTCGCGGTAGGGGAGAGCAAAGAAGTTCAGCTCGTTGTAAAGATTGGCAGCACTACACAGGTAGACAAGCTGATTATCAATGCAGCAAGCTACACCTATCAGCCGGAAGACCAGACAGGGGAGAATAATCCTCCTGAAAAGACACCTACGATTCCGGGTAAAACCAATGAAGTCGTAAGTAAGCTGGACGGCAACCCGCTGTTCCCGACTCCGGACCACAATCCAGACCCGAAACCTTCTACCACGCCGGAACCGAACCATGTGCCAAAGGATAACCCCAACAAGCCGAATGTTCCCGGACGCCCCGGCGTATATACGGAAACGGTGATTTCCAAGGCGGCTGCTGCCATCAGCGGAATCACTTCTATCCCGCGCACGGGTACTACAACGAACGGTGTTGGCACAGAAGAAACCGCAACCGCTGAAACCGCTCAGGCTTCGGGAGTTACGGTCTATCCTGAAGACACTGCGCCTATCGGCGTGATTGCAGGAATCGCAATCGTCGTAATTGGTGCTATCGGATTTGTCGTCTTTAAGAAAAAGCGCAATGACAACAAAGAGGATAACAACACCGAAAATGATGGTTCTGAAACCTAAAGCAAAACAGTAACCCTATAAAGTAATAAGCCCCCACTCGACAATCCTTGTTGGGTGGGGGCTTTTATTGCCACAAAAGCGGATGCAGGATGTGGTGACGTATGATATAATAAGGTTATCAAGATGGTGCGAACCCCAAGCTAACATAAAATCACTGGGAGCTTCGCACCAAAAATCAAAAGTCTGAGGGTGGTTCCAATGTAGTAAGTAAGCAAGTGCTTCAATATGTGAAGCACACAATTAGCAAAATTGCACATCCTACGTGCTGCCAAGATACGCTTGGATTGTATAGTTTTGCTGTTGCACCCCGCACGGGGTGCGTTAGATTGAAATCTGTGCAACATGGTTGTACAACCCTTGGTCGCACCCCGCATGGGGTGCATTAGATTGAAATATCGAACTTGACCTTGTAAACAGAATCCGCCCCCGTCGCACCCTGCATGGGGTGCGTTGATTGAAATCCGGCAAGCAGCTTGTCGGGGAGGAGTCCCACGGTTGCACCCCGCACGGGGTGCATTAGATTGAAAGAAATAAACCCAATCAGCATATTGCACCACACATGGGGTGCAACATTCCCTCACATAATCGCCTTTTGATTATGTGGGGGATTTTTTATTTGTTGGTATAATACAAAAAATCACAAGAAAGGGAAACACTTTATGAGCACCGAATTATCTACCTCAAAAAGATTCTGCAAAATCGCAGCTTTTAAACATAAATCATCAAAATCCATTGCATTCTTAGTTGCAGGAGTGCTTCTATTGCTTGCTATTGATGCAACGTATAACATTGGATACGGCTTTGTATACGGCTTGGGACTGTTACTTACAGTTCTCACATTTGCACTAACTTCAATCATTGACAATTTTTTCCTGCTTTTGGAAGCGGCATCGATAATTACAGGTTATGTTGCAGCAGGAGCTTGTGTAGTAGCATCCATAGCTTGTTTCAATATGGCAATTAGCAACGACAAGAAAAACAAATTGGAATCAGCAGATATCGAATACGACCAAAATTGCTTGGTATTTTACACCTCAAAGGACGAACGATACGTTTTGACAGAAATAAAAAATATCTATGCCCAAGGCGAAAAATATCACATTGATGGAAAAACCGCAAAATATACAACTCAACTTGGTAAATCGCATCCAGTACATCTCGATATTATTCCAGCGACTTATCAAGATTGTATATATTTGTGCGATATTTTAAACGATATAACGCAAGGAATCAATCAAAGCAAGTGAAAAGCATGAATCAAAAATATCAACGGTCCGATACATATAGAACAGAATTTATCCGCAACTGGCCTCCACGTGCAGGAAAATATCGTTGCGTATATTGCGGGAGAAAGATATCAAAAAACGATATGGAAGTAGACCACATTGTTCCGGTGAAAGCAGTGAGTCACAATTTTTTATATAGATTGATGGTTCCACCGGAAGGAGTAAATTCCTTATCAAACCTCGTTCCGGCTTGCCACAAATGTAATCGGAGAAAAGGAAGCAAATGTGGCTTTTGGCTGATTCGCGGCAAGTTCTGGCGTATTTGTTTACCGCTTTATACGATTCTGCGTATTGCACTTGTTATGGCAATCATTGGATGCTTATATTTTGTTTTCTTTGGTTACGATTCTGAATTTCTAAAAACGCTAATTTCTCTGTTTGTGTGAACACCTTCTCCATTCCGACACACGTTGTAGGTATAGTAATCACATTGTTGTGATATTGCAACAGAATCTACAGCAATGTGAGGAGAGTACCATGCATAACGAGTCAGAATTACTACCGGTTGGAACAGTTGTACGCTTATCGGGATGGAAACGATATCTTATCATCATTGGACATAAAACAAGTAGTAAACGCTATTCGATGCCAAATGATTACCTTGGCGCTTTATACCCAGAAGGAGCGACCAACATCGATGAATTGCTCTATTTTTCTCACGATATGATTGAAGAATTGTTGGAAAGTAAATGAAAAAAGCTAAACTATACACAACTATTGCGAGCATTGTCTGTGTTGCAACATTGTCTGGATGTGTTATAAACATTGCACAGCCGAAAGATGTCTCGCCAATTATCGAATCAAACATTAAATTAACAAACGCAATTACGGTAGAAATCGCAAAAGAGCCTCCAAAAGAAGGGTACGAGCTTTACTACACCCCTTTTGATGACATAGATTTTTATCCGGGATTTGCTGGTAGTATAGCTTTACATAATCCAGAACTTCAACTGATTGAACATGATGAAGAAGCTGTTGCACCGGAAGCAGAACCAGAGCTAAGAACATCTGTATGGGGAGCCGTTACTCCTGCGGGTTATGGTACAAGTTATGGAACGATTTCCTGTTCGAAAATCGGTTTGTACTCTTCACTCATTTGGGGCGACGACCAAGGGTTACTTGATAGTCGAAAAGGAGTCTGTCAGTATACAGGCTCATACCAAGTTGGCTATGGTGGATGTCATTTGCTTTGCGCTCACAACAACGGCGCTTTTTCTCTTTTGCAATATGTGAGTATCGGAGACAAATTCGTTGTTGATACAAATTATGGGCAGTATGTTTACCAAGTGGATTCTGCCCATGCAGGAACAGTAACTGCAGACGGGGGGACGGTTGTTGCGGATGACGGAACGGTTCTCGTAAATCTTGCAGATGGTATGGATAGGCTATATATGTACACCTGTTATCCGTTTGGGTACTATCAATCGACACCACAGCGATATGTCGTGATGGCAACATTGGTTTCATAGTAATTGGAAATCACAGTATAGGTATAATAAATCTACGCAAATAAACACATAAATAAAGGAGAAAAACATGAAATTTGCAACTAAGGCACTTATCGGTCTTGGCATTCTTGCTGTGGGAGCACTTTATCTCAAAGCAAAATTTGACGCTGCTGTTGACGCTTATCCTGATGAGGATTTTGAGTTCGACAAGTCTTTGGACGATAAGGATGACACCCCTTACAATCCATTTGATGGCAGTGACGACTTCCTTAAGCACGATGACTTTGCCATACCTCGTTCTGAGCAGAAGACAGATACCGTCGCTGAAAAGCCTGAGGACGAAAAGGTGGAAGTAAACAAAGAGGAAAAACCATCATTCGCTCCAAAGGCAGTCGTTCAGAAGGATTTAGAAACTGGCGAAGTAATTGATTTGTTTAACTCTGTCGCTGAAGCTGAGAGAAAAACTCATATCAGCCGTAAGAGCATTTCAAAGGCTGCAAATGGCAAAGCAAAGAGTGCTGGCGGATTTGGATGGGAGTTCGTAACCATCAATCCATAACAACCATCGTACTAAAGCTGTTCAAACAGCTTTGGATATATTTTTTGTACACATACAGGATATTTGCGAAAATGGGTGGTTTACGTAAGACATCCAAATTCACAAGTATCACAGGCAGATGGACGATTTGCCCATCAGGATAGTAGTTGCACTTGCATGTTTCCCCAGCTTGCAATACTGCTTAGCTGCTACCCAGCCAAGGGGAACACTACCTCTTACATTTTGTAAGAGTGACTTACCGTAAGGCAACAAACATGAAAATTTGTTGCCTCATTTTAAGGCTTAATTTAGGTGACTACCTATTCTCGAATAGAAAATCACCTAATTTTGCAAATATCCATTTTACACATACATAAAGGAGGAATTTTTGTATGTATAGTTCTTCAGAAACTGCGGCACTTAATGCTGCGCTCGGCTTTCTCGGCACGTTCTGGCTGCTTTTGGTAGCATTCCTTGTTCTCAACATCGTTGCGAACTGGAAAATCTTTACCAAAGCAAGTCAGGCAGGTTGGGCATCTATCATCCCGTTCTACAACAAGTACATTGAGTTCAAGATTTACTGGGGCAATGGTTGGCTCTTCTTGGTTCCCATTGTTTTGAGCTTGCTTGGATTCATTCCACTGATTGGTACTGTGCTTATTGTCATCTGTATCATCATCAATATCATGTCTCAGTACAAGAAAGCAGTTGCTTTCGGTCAAAGCATTGGATTTACCATCGGTCTTATCCTGCTTAACCCAATCTTCAATATGATTCTGGCATTTGGTCAGTATAAGTATTTCGGCATTCCGCAGGATGGCTATTCCTACGACCAGATGAAGGTTAAGTACGACAACCACAAAGCGGAACAGCAGCAGCATCCAACCACTTATGCTCAGCCTGCTCCTGAGTACAACCCGAATCAGAGCATGAACTACCAGAATCCAAATGCGCAGCCAGTCGCTCCTCAGCAGGCTCCGGTTCAGCCACAAGCTCCGGCACAGCAGACATCCACTGTGAATATGCCTCAGCCTCCGATGCAGAACGACCAGAATCCTAACCAGTAAGAAATACACGTCATGAAAAGCGGGAGCACCCTTAATTTTTTGGGGTGCTCCCGCTTTTTGTAATTGCAGTTAAATGGCAGTAGGTATAATAACTCTACTACCAAGAAAAGGAGTAATTCGTAATGCGTATCCCTCAGCCAGATATAATTTCAACAAAATATTATACTCTCGTTTCTGGCGAATCGGGACATGGAAAAACGACTTGGTGCAAGCGAGAAATCGCCAAAATATTACGTTCCACAAAAGAACGTATCTTGGTCTTTGATGCAACAGGGGAATATGCTGACTTTGTAATCAACCATGACAGAGCTGTTCCGGGATGTGTACCTATGGAGATTCGTCAATACAAAAGCACAGGAGGCGAAGCCACTCTATACCATACAATATCTGTTGACGTGAAGCCAAATGAAGTCCCGCAGCTAATTGTTTACGATGTGAGTCGGGTTCTTGCGATAAGCTGGAACATGGGGATTGAAACAATCACAGACATTCTTACAAGGTATCTTGTCGTCAATGAGCCAAATACGTTATGGCTTTTCCTTTGCCTTGAACCATATACCTACGCGAAGCCGGAAGGAAAAAGTTGGGATGTTTTGGAACGTTTTATAAAAAAGAACCATAAATTTGTCGCTCCGGTATTCACGTCACAAAAATTCGACGTTAATACTATAAATGAGCGACTACACGTCAAAAAATCGAGCTTAAAAAAGTGAGGTAATACAATATGTGCAATCAAAATCCACTGGATGTAGCTATCGAATATGGAGAACACCCTTATTTTTCAGAAAAACACATGAGTAAGCGTGAAAAGAAACGTGCTTTGCGAGCAAAGAAGGAAGCACGAGCATACAATTTTTTCGAAAAGCATGTTGTTATGCGCTCCACACTTGAAACCATTGACCTGTTTTTTTCAGCCTTTATTGTAATTGCAACTATCGTGTTGTTTGTCACAATGCTCTTCAATTTAACGATATATGTAGACCATCCCGCCCTTGTTGTTTCACTTGTTGTCTTTTCAGCGCTATTCATTGGTCTGTTGATTCGTATGGATTTGCGCTTGTATGGTAACGAAAAGAGCAACCCACACGATTGATAAAAAAAAACAGAAACGGAGGCTTTTACTTTGAGTAAGACTTATAAAGTAAATCTTCATATCACGGACACATGTAACTGTTCTTGCAGGCACTGCTTTGCACATTTCGGTGAATCTAAACCTCTTAGTGTTGATGATTGGAAACGTGTTGTCGATAACTGTATCTCAGAAACAAAAGTAACGGAATTCAACATCGCAGGAGGAGAGCCTTTGCTTTATCCGGCGTTAATTGATTTGGTTCAATATATCCGCGACAAAGGAATTGACGTTTCTATCATTACAAATGGCATTCTGATGACTACCGAATGGGTAAAGAAGAATGCCTCTCTGTTCAAGACCATTGGTTTCTCAATCGATAGCTTTAGCGAAAACACAAACCGCGAACTTGGTCGAATGACTCAAAACGGACAATGGCTGACACGAGTAAAGTTTTATAGTCTTTGCTACGCAATCAGACGATACGCACCTGAAACAGCAATTAAAGTAAATACTGTCGTCAACAAACTGAATAAAGATGAGAACCTTGGTCAATGGATTCTTGATGACAAACAAGTTCGTATTTCACGTTGGAAAATCATGCGTATGAAGGTATTTGACAACGGCAAATTCTCAAACGTCAACCTGCAGGTATCCACAAACGATTACAATAGGTTCGTCCGTTGGAACAGTGGTATCGAAAGTGTACCACAGGTCACAAACAACGGAAACAGTATCGTTATCCAGAGTACAGCAGATTGTTCTATTATTGTAGAACCAGAACTGCGGAAGTCTTACTTAATCGTTGATTCAACAGGGCATCTTCTCGACAACTCACACGGCGGAAATTATCTGCAGGTATGTGATTTAAAATCAAGTCCATTGCGCAAAGGTATCGACGCGCTGGAAGCCTCTCTCGCTTTTGATTATCAGCGCTATGCCAGTCGCTATAGTTCTCCAGAGGTGAGGATTTATGCAAAACAAGCATGAAACTATATCGGTGCGCCGATACATCAACACCTTTCTCATTGTAGCTTCTATTCTTGTAAGCGTCCTTCATCTGTTCGTATTCGTAGAAAGTTTCTTGTACTTTGATATGGCAGATGAAGCTACTATCGTATGTATTGTGGCGGGTCTAAATCTTATCATATCATTCTTTGATGCTACAACTCTTATTGTACAAACACCAGCATCGGAAGTCCCCAAAAAACTTCAAGGAATCCGCCTATTTTTTATCGTCCTGAACCGTTGGAAGATGTTAATCTGCCATGATATTTCATCTCTAGTTGACATTTGCTTTCCTGCGGAACAAAACAACCGAATAAAAAGTTTTGTTCCGCGCTTATTCTTGCTGCTTATAAGTCTGTTCTTTGCACACGAAAGTCGCTATCTTGTATACTGTGGTTTTTCATCTGTATACACGTTTGCTGCAACAGTTGCTGTATGGTGTAGCGTTGTCTTAAATGCAATCGCTATCGCGCAAAAGTATCGCGCTCTCCATATGCTCCAAAACGGATGCAGCGATAAACAAGATATGCTATAATAAAATTAGTATAAGCACTATATTTTGGCATGTCATTTTGAGGTGTAAACTACATGAGGTCACAGAAAATACCAAATTCACCATATTTTATCGTCTACGATGACATTGGGAATTATTGTGTATCTTACGACTCAAACGGCAATCAGAGTATTCCGGAATCTGAAACCCAAGCATTCCTTGATGCAGTAGCCAACGGTCTGCTCTACATTGAAAAGGAACGGAAGAACAGATACCAACGCATTGACGAAGCTGAGAAAGCGGCTTTTGCCAAGGGCGAAGCAGAAGGCAGAGAAGATAAGCTGCTCGCCACAGTAAAAACGTTGGAGGATGAGCGGGAACAGAACCAATATCACGGGTCCGGTGGTTTTCGAGATGGGGATGAAATTCTCCATGAATTAAACGAATGGTTGATGTGTCAATGACTATGATGGGAAGTATTCCGATTCCAAATACCAGATTTTATCTGACAAGCATCGACGGTAAGAAATGGTTCATAACAGAATATTACAGGACTGCACCGTTCAATCCTGCAAAAGAAACATATGACTTATACAAAGCGTTTGCAGAAGCATTCCAAGAAAACGAACGAGAAGAGCGAGAATTTTCTGAAAAACTCAAAGAAGCAGTGAAAGAAGCCTACGGTAACGGCTTAAACGCGGGACGACACAGCCATCTGCAGGCTCCGTCAAGCCTAAGCGAAGGCAGACCGGGACGTGAACAATACGATGGTTTCTATGCTTGGTATGCTGCACATGGGCGATAAATACCCAACAAATTGAAAGGAGGAAAACAGGGCTATGCCACTTTATTCACGAGAAGATGCAGAAAAAGCCTGCATTGAAGCTATTGAACGTGCTCGCGCAGTTAATAATAATACTGCTGACAAACAGTACAAAATCAAAGTCGATGAATTCACCGTCTATGGCTCCCTCCTTTATGGTAACGACCCTTTCGTACATAACGTAAATGTCTTCATTCAATTCCATAATTCAACTGAAGATGCCGTTCCGGAAGACCAGTGGGAAGCGGTTAGCTATATTCGCGGTTACGACCCCAATGTAGAGGAGAAGGGAATTGTTCGTCTTCACTGGCAAAAGAAACAGGAATACTACGCACACTTGAACACAAACTTCGTTATTATTTCCAACGGAGAGTTCGATGAGGAAGCCTTTGAGTGGTTAAAGGAAGAGCTGGTCGGTATCCATGATATTGTCGCTGACAAACTTGCTCACCCTGAAAAGTATCCTGAAAAAATAACGCTTCAAAAGAAAGAACCTAAAAAGAAAAAGCGAAAGAGGAAAAAGAAAAAACTGACAAAGGCAGAAGCTCTCCAGAAGAAAAAACTGAGACAAGCCAGAAAGTTGGCGAGGGCGTTAGCTGCACAGGAAGAACCACAACCCATCCCAGAACCAATTCCGGAGCAAAAGAAACCGGAACAAACTATCACACCTAAGCCAAAACAGAATATTCCGCAGCAAAAGAAAAACGCTGCGCAACAGAAGCCAGCCAACAAAAAGCCTCATCACAAGGGTGGTTCCAAAAATGCAAATGGTCACTCTCAAAACAACAAGAAACCTCGTGACCCAAACAAGCCAAGACGTTCACGTGGTTCACGAACACTTACTATGCGGTGGTAATGCTACCGCTTTTCATTCACCAAAATCAAAAAGGAGTTTATCATGGATTTTGTAACTATCGTTTGGATGCTTTGCTGTTATCTCGCATGGCCTTTAATCGAAATTCTTATCACAGGAGAACGGACGGTCCGCCATGTTGATAATGTAATGTCTATCGTTTTCCTGTTTGCGATGGCATGGAGCTACACAGTTGGAAAGGTCCGTGCTGAACGTAAGCAAGAAGAACAGGAAAAAGAGAAAAAGGCAAACATTTTGCAGCTCATGGATTCCAAAAAATCCAATACAAGTTCCAATCCAACTGACAACAAGTAATTTTCATCCACTCGCCAAGATAGAAGTTCTCGGCGAGTGTTTTTGGTGGGCAGCTCTTTTTATTGCCTTAAAGCGGATGCAGAGCAATACGGTATATGTTATAATAGAGTTATCAAATTAGTGCGAGCCTCAAGTAAACATAAAATCACCGGTAGCTTCGCACCAAAAAACCAATAGTTAGAAGGCGATTCCAATGCAGTAAGTAGGTGAGTGCTTTAATATGTAAAGCACATAATTGGAGAAACTGTACATCCTACGTGTTACTAAAGCGTATTTGGATTGTATAGTTTTTCTGTTGCACCCCGCACGGGGTGCGTTGATTGAAATACCAAAACCTGCGAAAACGACAAGAGCCACACATACACCGTTGCACCCCGCATGGGGTGCATTAGATTGAAATGTCTATCAAACGGAATAACACAAAGAGGTTGTAATCAGGTTGGTTACAGCCTCTTTTGCTTCCGAAAGGGGAAAAAGAAAATGTCTGAATTAAAAAACGGCGAATTTGGAATTGATATGGAGAAGGAAAAAGTATTGTGGACTGACCGTAAGCGGCATACCATTTTTGCTTTACCGCTTTCTTTTACAAAGTACACCGTAACCGAGTCAAAGCTCATTATACAGAGCGGATGCTTCAACCTGCGAGAAGATGAAATCCAACTCTACCGTATAAAAGATATCGCTTTCCGTCAAAGTTTCTGGGAGCGCCTTTGTCGTGTTGGCAGCATACATATTTGCTCAACGGATGCTATGACTCCGGAAATAGATATTCGTAGAGTTAAAAAGCCACGAGAAGTAAAGGAACTTCTATCAAAGACGATTGAAGTATGCCGTAAGACGAATGGAATTCGCACATCGGAAGTTATCGGGGAACACGGCGGTTTTCCAGAACCCGGTCAAGGGCATTGCTGCCAAGACCATCACTGTCAATAACCCACGGCTTAAATCGTGGGCCTGCATCCGCGAGTCTACGCTTTAAAATGGGCAAAACGCATATCCATATTTTATCAGTGATTGGGGAGATAAGACCACTTATGAACCCATAAAAAGCATTATTTTCCTTGTCTTGGGTCTCATACTGTTGTTGGTCACTATCATTAGAGTTAAAACGGCATCAAAAGCGGGTGCAGAATAATATGGTATATGCTATAATAAAGTCATCAAAGTGGTGCGAACCTTAAGTGAGCATAAAATCACCGGGAGCTTCGCACCAAAAATCAGTTGTTGGAGGGTGGTTCCAATGCAGTAAGTAGGTAAGTGCTTTAATATGTGAAGCACATAATTAGCAAAACTGTACATCCTACGTGCTACCAAGATACGCTTGGATTGTATAGTTTTGCTGTTGCACCCCGCACGGGGTGCATTAGATTGAAATATAATACGCACGTCTACATGCCTGTCATTCGATGTTGCACCCCGCACGGGGTGCATTAGATTGAAATCATTGTGGAATTTTGGTCTGGTGTGAACCCGGACTGTTGCACCCCGCACGGGGTGCGTTAGATTGAAATGTTGACACAGGGGCGTGGGCTTTACTTGTCGCACCCCGCATGGGGTGCGTTGATTGAAATCGGATGGAGTCCATGTGTCTGTTTACGAGCGTCGCACCCCGCACGGGGTGTAACGGATGTAGGTATAATATCTGAGCACAAACGAAATAAATCATTATATGTTAAGATAACCTGCATCGAAAAGCAGTCTTTATGAGAAATCGTAAAGGCTGTTTTTTTGTTTGTGCGATGCAAACCGTCACAAAAGACGGAAATTTATAACACAGCCCATAAATGGGCAGAAAGGGAAAAAATGAAAGAAAACAGAATCGTTCTCGATTTGAACAAACTTGATATGCGCTTGTTCTATCGCCAGAAAATGCTATTGATTGGATTAGCAGATGCAGTGTGCAATAGTGGTTGCAAAAATTTGTGCGACGAATTGTACGGTATTGTCGGAATCTTTGACGCAATCCAAGATAAGGCTGAGGAAGCGGGTCTCTTTGAAATGCCAGCTCTCGACAAAAACGATGAGAACCGTTTTGATGACGACTACTACAATAACGTGTTCCAAAAAGTCATCGCTGAAGACAAAAAGAAGGAGACGAAAGCATGACATCCTATTATCCGGGTGACTTAACCCCGATTACGGGTAATCCAGACGACATTTTCCTTTGCGACCCAATTGAGGAGGCTGCATCTGAATACTTGCAGTCGGAAGCTAAGCGTCGAAAGGAAATCATCGCTCAAATCGAAAAAGCTGATGCCATCAAATATCAGTTAAACACTGGTATTTACATTATTGTAAGCCCATCATTTGAGCCAGATTATGCCTACCGAGTCACTTATATGGATTCGCAAGGACCGTATGCTCACCACGATTTTGCAACAGCATCAAAAGTCGCTGATGAAATTGGGGCTGGTGCTGTAGCATTGGAAGCCGTTATCATTTGACGAAAACAATAAATACCCTAATAAGAAAAGGAAATAAATGCTATGTTTAAGATTTGTAATGATAAAGCTTATTATGTAGTTCAGACTACCTCTGAGGATGTAGTTGTAGAAATCTATACCAAGAAAGACGGACGAGGCAACGACATCAACCTTCACGAAATGCATCTCGACCTGTGCCGTGCTATCCGAAAGCTGCAGCATGATGGTTATACAATCATGAAGGTTTATCCTGCCATGGGTGACCGAAGGGAGAGTATTGATGTGCTGTCCATGCCGGAATTTATCCAGTCTGCAAAGTGTCCCGACAACGATGTTGAGGAAGCGGTTGTCTTTTCTTGTTTCGAGTCCGGAGCAACATTTCAGTTGCCTTGCAAGGTAAACAAGAAAACGCACGAGGTTTTCGATGTCACATGCGCAGCAATGCCGTGTGACGACGACTGTTTCAGTTATGCAGAAGTGAAAATCAACGGCAAGGATTATCCTGTCAATTTTATTGACGATATTCTTCTCGAAAACAATGTTGATGATGCGCTGGATGAGTTTTATAGAATTCAGCAGACAGGCGAGTATTGGCAGCCTGATGGCAACAAAACGCTGGATGATGCCATTCACGAATGTCGTTGGGCGATTCTGAAAGACGCCTTGATGCAGCGCGGTCATGATGCCGTTGCCGATTTTATTGGCACTGATGTTTCCAGTGATTCTTACGAAAGACTGTTGGATGAAACGGAAGCACAGATGCCGAGCGAGGAATTTGAAAGGTTGCGAAGCCATTGAGACCATCGCCGTTTCCAAGAAATGGCTCGCCGATTATATCAGCGATGACGATGACACGCAGGACATCCAATCGTTCATGGAAAACTACACGACGGAGGACACCGACCAAATCGTTGGTCAAGCAATTTTGGACAATACCATTGCCTTTACGCTTTGTGAGGACCGGAATCCCAAAATCGAACTCTACGGTGATAAGAACAAAAGCGCCGAAGTGGTTATCGATTACATCTCGCAGGTACTACAAGACAATGGGTACGAAAACGCATCCAAGTATATTGATGCAATGTTTGAGTTGTAATAGCATTTAATAGGAGCGCTCGCCGTAACAAGCGGGCGTCCTTTTTTATAGCAAAACGAGTAATGTAAAAGTGTATTGGTGCGCAAAGTTGGTATATTGTAGTCGTTCCAAGTAATAAAGCGACTCACTTAGTCATCCCACAAGGGCGATTCAGAAAAAGTCATTTGAGAGGCTTATTGCCTTTTGTATGGCGCTGAACCGTTTGGGTGATTGAGTGAGTCGCTTCTTCATTTTTAAGAAGTGCGCCGTGTGATTCGGCGTTTATATAAATACCAGTTGGTGTTGCACTTATCAACTGGCAGCGATACAGTGATGTGTCGAATACATATGCTCCAGCAAATCGAAAGACCACCTAAACAGGTGGAATCAACAAACGCCGCTATGCATTAGCGGTATGAGTCAGAGAGGAGATTGTATCATGACTCAGAATTACTTCCGCCCGACCCACAATGTCAACATGAGTGAGCTCAGCGAACTTCTCGCCAGCAAAACCGAATACGGAGAATTCTATCTTGGAACGGTGTCCTACAAAGGTTACACCGGGGAAATTTTCCTCTCCAAGTGGGAAAACGCTCCTCGCTCTTTCTCCTTGGAGAGCGACGTGGAATTCCTTAAAAGCGTCCACGCCTATTCGTTCGCTTCGCTCATGACTTTCGTGGCATCGAGAGTTGAGAGCCATCTTGACAACATGTCTCGGTGGAACGACAATGCCTACCGTGGCGTTCGTCAGCGCTGTGACGACTTAGGCAGACTCTGCGATGAATACGGTGTACCGTACGAGCTTGGTCCCTACGCTCACGCCATCTAAAGTCGCATACCAAATCCCCAGCGAGAGGCTCCAAATTCACCCACGGAGCCTCTCTTATTTTTGAAACGCCTGTAAACAGGCAGAAGGAGTTTATCATGAGCAAGAATATCTTCAAGACCGTTATCGCTGCTTTCGTTGCTGTAGCAATGTGTGCAATGTTTAGCCTGAGCGCTTTTGCCGTAAGTCCCGCAAAGGACCTCAACGGAAAGGTGTATTCCTACAGTTACGCTTCTGCACACGGTGCGGAAGAGGTTTGCTGTGAGGACGGCGGTCCCCATTGTGATACGAACACTGTAACTAACACCAAGTCGTCTGAAGATGCCGTTTACGACTTAGCTTTGGCAGCGTGTGAACAGCGACTGAGTGAACTCCGCGTGCTTGAGGCGAAAACACCGAATGTACGCGTAAAGTTATACACCAATGCGCTTGACGTTGCCATTAAGAATGCAAAGACACGGAAAGCCGCCTACGACTCAATGATGAATGTAGCGCCGCTCACCGTCTTATTCTAATTCACAAAAGCAGCTCTGCCAACAATGGCAGGGCTGCTTTTTTGTTTGTTGGTATAATGCTACAAAAAACGGAGCATTAAGATGGTAACAATCATTAACCAGCCAAGTGTGCAAAAGGATAGTTTCCTAGCAGCGGTTTTGCCAGATGTCATAAAAAACGATGGAACACCACAAACCTATTATTTTGGTGAGCAGTTACATGTCGGTGACGTTGGCGAAGAAATCTTCGAGCGTTTTTGTAAAAAATGGATAACACAAGGTAAGATGACGGAAATCACAGATTTGCGAAAATTTACCGAGTATCAGAAAAAAGACTGTGACTATGCGTGTACTTACCCAAACGGGAAGAAACTGTTGATGGAAGTAAAATGCGACACCAGAAAAACAGGAAACCTTTTTGCAGAAAGTATTGTTACAAGCTATGTGAATGGTGAAGATGGCATTGCCGAAAAGAACGGTTGTAAACCGGGATGGCTATATGGTTCTGAATCTGATTATGTATTTTACGCTTTTCCCGGATTGGATGTGGCGTATTTAATAAACCGTCGTCAACTTGCATCTTTTGTTGACCATTGTATGCTTCCGGCGTGTATGCAATTAGAAGGCAGCTATGTTAGTCCATTCAAAGTACGCGCAGCATACAACTGCGATAAACGCAGACCGAATGATTTCTGGTTTGGAATTGGTTACTGTGTACCATTACGAGAAATTGAAAACGCGGAAATGATGCGCGGCTGTTGGGCAAAATACTGCATAAGCACGATGTCGTCCAGCTTCAGCACATCTACAACAGTCAAGGTAGGATAAAAATGGGGAAAAAACTGGTCATTGCGGAAAAGCCATCGCTTGGTCGTAGTATAGCTTCCGCACTTTCATGGTGGAAAAACGAGAAGTTTGAGCGTAAAGGTAAGGGAAAAACTACATGGATGGAGGGAAACGAGTATGTTATCGCTCTATCTGTTGGACACATCTATGAGCTTATCGACCTTGATGCCTATTTTGACGATTATGACCCGGAAAAGAAACATCCATGGACAATGGATAGACTTCCATTTTTCCCTGAAAACTGGGATTTTCACTTCGAAGGAAAGCCTCAATTCTCTGGTTTGATTCGAATGCTCAATTATCTGATGAATCGCAACGATATAGATGCCATCTACAACGCTGGTGACCCAGATAGAGAAGGGCAACGGTTAATTGATGAAATCATTGAACACGGTCTGAAATCGCAGAAAGCGATTTATCGGCTATGGCTTCCGGATACGACAAATAAAACCATTCAACAAGCGTTTATGACAGCTAAGCCAAATGCCGAGTATGTTGATTTTTCGGCTTCCGCTGAAACACGTGCTGAAATGGATTGGCTGTTGGGAATCGAGTTGACTCGCTATGCGTCTATCAAGGCGCAAAGTTTCGTCCGAATTGGTCGCTGCGTGTGTCCAATCGTACAGCATATCATCGAACGCGAAAAAGCAATTAAAGAGTTTGTCCCAAAACCGTATTCTGTTGTCACAAGTAAGGAAAAAACAAACGGAGAAATAATTGAGCTGACCAGTAAACGGACCTTTGATGAAGGGCATGAGGTCGAAGCACAGGCATTAGCCGATGCATTTAATAAAGCAGGAGCAACAGTAACAAATATAAAGACAGAAAGAAAAACTGTAAATTCAGGGAAATTGTTTTCAATGAGCGATTTACAGGGCTTTGCTTGTGATGTTGATAAATCGCTTACTCCTGCAACTGTCCTTGCGGCAACACAAACATTATACGAGGGCGGATACGTTACATATCCAAGAACAAACAGCAGCTATCTTGCCACAAATGAGGTTGTAAAAGTTAATACAGCCATCAATGGTCTTGCTCAAGCAGGCATCACGGGTTTAATCAACAAACAGGGAACAAAAAGCATTTACGATGATAGCAAGATTGAAGCTCACTCCGCTATTATTCCAACAGGGAAGTGGCCCGGTGAGTTGTCAGGTACAGAAAAGACAGTCTATGAATGTATTCTAAATCGTTTTTGTGCCGTCTTCTGCGAAGATGCATGTACGGTTGACAGGACTACAATCGTTATTCACTGCTACGATGAAGATTTCATGCTCAAAGGTGATGTACAAGTCACACTCGGTTGGCGAAAGTTTGAAAAACCTTCAAGCGGCGATAAGATTCTTCCGAAGCTGCACGAAGGTGAAAGTGTAAACATCAAATTTGCGCCAGTAGGGAAGATGACAACTCCTCCAAAGCGATATACAGTCAAGGCTCTCAACAACTGGATGGTTGCTCCCCTTCGTGGCGTTGAAAACGAAGGAACCGAATATACTGATGAAGACTGGAAAGAAATCCTCTCGGATGCTACAATTTGTACGGATGCTACTCGTGCTGATACAATAAGCCGTTGCATTCAGTCTCAATACATATCACTTAAAAAAGGCGTTTACTATGGTGAACCTGCAGGATTCTATCTTGTCGATGCAATGAACTCTCTCGGAATTACACTCGACGTCAAAACAACCGTAGAACTTTCAAAAGACCTATACCATGTAAAAGCAGGTACAGTATCCCGCATAGATGTTCTTAATAAAACCAAAGACACCATCAATCAAATTATGAACTCTGGTGGAACTATAAAGAGCCAGTATCAAGGAACAGCAGGGCAATATACCGTTATAGGAAAATGCCCAAAATGCGGCGGTGATGTTGTTGAAACCAAACGAGCCTTTGCTTGTCTGAAAAAATGCGGCGTAGCCCTTTGGAAAGATAACAAATTCCTTGAAGCCATTGGGAAAACACTGACAAAGCAGGTTGCTACGTCACTCATCAAAAATGGAAAAGTTCACCTTACAGACTGCGTAGGAAAAAGTGGAAAGTCCTTCGACTGCAATGTCCTTTGTGATTTCAGTGGAGAGCGCCCATCATTCTCTCTTGATTTTACGCGAGAAGTTCTCGGAAAATGCCCAGTGTGCGGAAGCGATATGGTGGAAACACCAAAAGCCTATAGCTGCACTAATAAAGACTGCCATGTGGCATTATTCAAGAAAACAAAATATTACGGTCAAGAACTAACAGTGACGCAGGCAAAAGCAAAGAAACTTCTGAACAATGAAACCGCTTCGTTTACGGTGCAGAAAAAAAATGGCGAAAAAGGCTCCGCATCATTGAAAATCGAAGTAACGGAATACAACGGAAAGAAATATCTCAAATTGACTCGCTAAATGCAGCAAAAGCGGATGCCAAATAACCTATAGGATGCTATAATAATGATGTCGCAAATCTTCTTGTATATTTTCCCTATATTGCGATTGTATATATGTCAGCAACAAAATGTAGCGCTAAAATAGGTCAAAAAGCGGTTGCAAAGTGATTTAGGCTATGTTATAATTAAGTCATCGGTTGAGGGAACAATCCCAACGCCGAGAAAACCGCTGCGCAGCCCGCCCTATTGGACGCGAACGCGCTGCGAAAGTAATTTGGGAGTCGCAATCCCCCCGTGAAAGTCGGGCGTAGACCCTAACGATATCGGTCCAAAAAGAGCCGGAGCGAGCTGTGAACTAGACCAATGGGGTATAAAACAATTGTGGTCAGCTTGCCGCACACCTGAATGGCAGAGCCTAAAGGCAGCGCCAAAAAGCGTCCGGACGTTAACGGTGTGGTCAATACCGGAACGTGCCCCTCACATATATGCCGTCTCCCACAATCCTAGGGATGTTCGGTTGGGACACATCAGAAAAGCGCACGGTGATGCAAATTTGCCACCAAACGCAGACAGACTTATCGGTTTTTGCTGTCCGTCAAGGGCAAGACGTTAAAATGCCCAACATTACGGAGTGGAGCAGTGGGAGCTCGCCAGTTTCATAAGCTGGAGGTCGGTGGTTCAAGTCCATCCTCCGCAACCATCGTCCGGCGGACGTTAAGCGCCAAATTGATTGAAATGTTAATGTAATGGGTTGCCAAACGCATATCCGCCGAAACCACAAAGTCGTATCCATTTGAAGCTGTCCTGTACTCAAGTGCATTCTATTTGCGCAATTGTCTAACCAACTGTATGCACAAGTAGATATGCCGGAGGTACGAAGGTAATGGGTAGTGGGGTGGTTCCCCGTAAAACTGGTCATTGCTGTGGGTCTAAGAGAGGGTTCACCCACATTTTATTACGAGTAGTAGCTCAATTGGCAGGGCGCTTCATTTGGGATGAAGAGGTTGCGAGTTCAAGTCTCGCCTATTCGACCACAAGAGTGTGAACAAAAACTGTTCACGCATAAAGTCAACCCATCTGTCTCGACCAAGACACTAAAGTGGTCGTATATGGCTCGATAGTTCAACAGGTTAGAGCACCAGCCTGTCACGCTGGAAGTTGTCGGTTCAAGTCCGATTCGAGTCGCCATTGCACCCAACACACGGATGCATTAAGGTGTCCCGCCCAAGACGTTAAACTGGTCAATAGCAGATTTTCATTATGAACGAAAATCTGCTAATATTATCGGGGTGTAGCACAAGGGAACGCGTCAATCACGTGATAAGGCGCAATAGTGGCAGTGCAGGTGCGACGCGTAAGACGCGTAAGCACGGACTACGGTGGTGCGACACCACCCATCCCGTTCACGTCCATCGGTCAGACGTAAAACGACCGAAATATTCTGGTGTCGAATACGTACGAAGGTTGTAATATACCGCTGGTTAATTCGCCTGCTGCGCACAGGAAAAAGTGGTTCAACCCCACTCACCAGAGCCGCGACCCGCTGAGGTAGCCCTAACGGGTCGAAATCTAACAAGGAGGACAGTCCGATGCAGTAATTACCGCGTCCGAATGTCGGCATCAAGAAAGGGACACACCAATGCACTAAGTAACGTCCACATAGACGCAACAGTGAAAGGGTCACTCCAATGATGTAAATCCCCTTGAACGGCGGATAGCTACCGCCAGCGCAAGCCAGTCCACATCTGGTTTGTGCGGATGCGTCGGTTGTTATCGACGCATCCGCTTGTCGCCCACGAGACAGCCTCCACGTGGCGGGCGACGGATAACAGACGTTGTAGGTCTAACGAATGTCTCAAATCGCACCCCCACAATACGGGGTGCATCAGGGAGTCGTGTGGGCAAGTTCTCCCATCCGGATTAAAATCCCCAAACAGCAAATCTTGCCCCGTATAAAGCCCATTGATGGTCGTCTCACCGCTACAACCGGATTATTGATGGCAGGGCTAAAATTTGAAGACGTCCGGTGTTCAAGTGTTTTTCCGATGTTCTTGTCTAGTCAGCATAGTAGCAGCGTGAAATTACCAAAGGACACAAAGATGGTGCTTCGGGGTTGACTACCTCCTAAACGAACATCATGGCGGGGCTAGTAAGGGTTCACCCGCAAATTATATGCAGGTATCGTATAACGGCTAATACTTCAGCCCTCCAAGTTGAAGACACGGGTTCGACCCCCGTTACCTGCTCCAATATCCCTGCGCTGACAGCCTCCTCGTGGCAAGGGATGGGCAACAGATGCTACAGCATCTGGCTGATGTCTAGCACATAGATTGAAATGTCAAGCGGGCGGCGTCGGTTCGATTCCGATATACTCCCACGTCGCAGTCTCCGTACACCACGACGTTAAACTGGTGAGCATGGTCCACATGTGGTCCGCCGTCCGAATTGCCAATGGACACTCCCTAATAGAATAGGCAAACAGGTACTGTACCTGAAGGTATCCAGAAGTCTTATCAGTAGTTGCAAATGCGGGTGAAAAACGCTGGAGATAATACAACACAGAATCCACCGATGTGGCTATCGGACGGGACTGGAAGGAAGGGGTCGGCTGCCCCGATTGCGGGATGATAACCAGTATAAAACATCCTACCGTGCTTGGTTAGCTCAGTTGGTAGAGCAATGGTATCGTAAACCATAGGTCGGCAGTTCGAGCCTGCCACGAAGCTCCACGGTCCGATTGGGTGACGCGCTCTTTGAGAATCCGCCCAAGAAGCTTCCAATGGGGGCATGCACCTGTTGGCGGTTGGCTAAGTCCTGCCGGAAGTCGTCGACACCGGAACCGAACACGATTAAGAAATCGTAAAATTCTTCGTCTAGCAGAACGATATCTGCCATCATGGGGATATAGCTCAGTTGGGAGAGCACCTGCTTTGCAAGCAGGGGGTCGAGGGTTCGAATCCCTCTATTTCCACCACAAGTGAGCAATGCTCACAATATTTGGCCTGTTAGTCAAGCGGTTAAGACATAGCCCTTTCACGGCTGTAACGTGGGTTCAATTCCCGCACAGGTCACCATCACATGCTGGATTAGTTCAATGGCTAAAACAAAGCCCTTGTAATGCTTAGTTGACAGTTCGATTCTGTCATCCAGCATATCAGGAGTGTGTACTTACATTATAAAGTATGGATGTAAAGGATAGAATAATCACGTAGAATCAACAAAGCTACAGATTGTTCCATGGTTTACATATAGTCCTTTACAGCGTTTGTACACACCAAAAACGATAGAGTCCACACTGTTTAATTATTATTTGGTGTGGACTCTATCTGTATCTTCGATACCACCAAAAGAAAAAGTTGAAAAAGGAGAACCCATGAAAGTCACATCTGCATACGCAAACAAACTAATTCGTGGTTACCGTGAAGAACTGGCGGCTATCGTTTCCAATGAGAGAGACACATGCACGACAACTTATGGTGCCAGTGAAACGCCTATTGAAACAGGTTATAACTTCACGTCTACGCAGGATGAAATGGATGCCTTAAACGACAAAATTGCAAAACTGCGCCACGGCATCAACGTCTTCAACACGACAACGAAACTTGAAGGCTTCGACTTCACGGTTGATGAATCTCTCGTTCGCATGGCAATGCTGACCGAAAAGAAAAACCGTCTTTCCAGAATGAAAGGTGTACGTGAGCTTACCCGAAGCGGCGGCTACCGTGCCGAGCCAGAATTCACCAAACGCAACTATGATGCTACTTTGGTAGAGAATGAGTATCGTAAGACTTCTGACGAACTCGTTCGGCTTCAGATGGCATTAGACAAAGCTAATATGTCTATCGAATTCGATGTAGACATCTAAATCACATTCCACATCTACCGACTTTCTTCGCAAGAAGAATTACATTTAGCTTGCTAATAGGCAATGTTATTGTAAATTGTAAATGTTTCTTGTTTGTTTTGTTGTTTCGTAAGGGTAATGGTTAGGTTTACGCCTTGTCGTTCAGAAAACGATATTTGACATTCTATTTTAGTCAGTAGATGGAAAACTTCTTCTCTGTAACAGAGAAGTCAACAGGGAAGTATGGTTATACCTGTTTCCTTTGTAAGAAGCACCAGCACTACAAATGGGTAGTACTGGTGCTTTTTGTTTATTGTCTCAAAGAAGTCCTTTAATCGAATTAAGGCTCAAAGCGGTTGTTGCAAAATATACAACATGTTATAATAGAGACACAAACAAAACACGATACCATGTTATATAAAGGGGTAAAAACGTGAATCAGATAAACGCTGTCACCATTGGAAAACTAATTTCTGCGCACCGTGAAGGCGATGAGGAGAAGTTCAAGGCGTATGTCGAGTTCATCGCCGATGCCTATGAGCAGCAGGGAGATGACCGTGCCGCCAACATCATCCGCAGCAACTATACGGGTGGCTATGGCGAGCAGGGAAAAGTTATTCTGGATGAAACATACGAACAGACTGTATACTATGAAACGGGTTGGTACGAACCCGAAATCTTAGGCTCCGGTGGTTCTTATCGAGGAGTTACAAAAACGAACTCAGAAGAAGAAGCTCTGCAACGGATTCAGAAGAACGCTGCAAACTACGCACATCGCATCACTGTATATAAGAAAGACGGCAAAACCGTAAAGCGGGAAATTGCCGAGTATGACATGTGGGAAAAGAAGTGGAGGACAACCTGATGAGGTGGAATGTATTTTCTCTTGAAGCCGTTAAAACAACATTGGAACCCAAGTTTGTGCTGGAGAAGGTCCGTTATGTGACGGACGACGAAGAGTACGGCGAGGGCGAGTCTACGCGCCTTGTTTTCCGCAACGTGGAAGAAAAGCTGTTTCAGGGGGTGATTTCGTGAATAATATAAGCGCTGTAGCCATCGGAATGCTCATCGCCGCGCATCGTGAAGGTGACGAGGAAAAATTCAGGGCTTATGTCGAGCTCATTGCCGAAACCTATGAGCGGCAGGGAAATGACCATGCCGCTAACATCATCCGCAGCTACTATACGGGTGATTATGGCGAGCAGGGGAAGGCCATTCCGGATGAAGCAACAGAACAGACTACATACTATGAGACAGGCTGGTATGAGCCTGATGTTTTGGGGTCCGGTGGCTCCTATCTTGGAGTTACCAAAGCAACTTCCGAGGAAGAAGCATTGCAACGGCTGCTGAAACACTCTGCCGACTATGCACATCGTATCACTCTATATAAGAAGGACGGCAAGACGATAAAGCGGGAAATCGCTGAGTATGACCAATGGGAAAAGAAGTGGAGGACATGATGAGATGAAGTGGAATGTATTTTCTCTCGAAGCCGTTAAAGAGGCATTAAAACCAAAGTTTGTGCTGGAGAAAGTCCGTTATGTGACGGACGACGAAGAGTACGGTGAAGGTGAGTCTACACGCCTTGTTTTCCGCAATGTAGAAGAGATGCCGGAAATCGACTGTATTAAACGGACCATCTCCACATTCATTCGGGACACCTATGTTCACTTTAAGGACAAGAGCCTCAAGCCGATGCGTCTTTGGCAGGACAACCTCAACGAAAGTGAAGACCATATCCGTTATTCCACGAACAACCTTGTGTCTCCGCCACTGGAACTTATTGGCGAAACGTACATTTCCGATGAGAGCTACTTTCACAAGTGGATTGTAGCACAGGGAAGGTCTGAGGTTCTGGACGCAGCAGCCATTACCATTGACGTGGATGTAATTTACGCCTATGACAATATCGATAAGGTCGAGGAAAGCTCCGAAGACGGCGAGGTACATGGTGTTCTCTTTAATAGTACAATATATCTGCGTGAATCGGAAATCAAGCAGGTTGCTCAGCTTATCAAGGACGAAAAACTCCGCAATCGCGTATTGACGTTGATGCGTTCTCATCGCCGTATTGTCTCAGCTCCCGAAAAGGAAAATCGCAGCATTCGAGAAATCGCATCCGCGCAGATGCTGCGGGTTGAATAACCATGAAGCACAAAATTTCAGAAACCGGCGTCCGAATGCTCAAATATCAGGAGCAGCTTGCCAACGAACACAAATACAAGCCTATCCCTCGTACCTTCTTCTGCGATGTGAGAGCAGAGTTTCAAAAGGCATTGCCGGAATGGTGCAATGTGTCCGGTGACACGATTTCGCTCGAAACCTCTGATGGCACAGTCATTACCAACGGGTACAACCGTATCGTGATTGGTGACTATGGTGCATTTGTTGAGTTCTCCCGCGTACAAGCCTGTATGCGACACCTCAAAATCAAAGAAGGTCAGGTCTATCGCGTGGAAAACCCGCGCTATGCCGAGCATGTCAAATATCTCTGGCTCACGGCAAATGATAGTTCGGATGTGAAGGTATACGACCAGAAGCGTCCGGTAGAATATGCGGATTATAAGCCGGGGATGCTGTATGTCAGTGTATATGAGGTGTTCCCACACATCTAAGAAAATCAAAATAAGAAGTTCTACCCAGTTCAGGGTGGGCTTTTTTATCGAGAGTGCCGCAAAGACTACTGGCTCACGGAGGTAACCGACAATGGTAACGATTATTGATGATGATATCGAACTAAAGCCTTGCCCGTTCTGTGGTTCTACAGCCGGGTTATATGCAAGCTATGAAGGCAGGTATGCAGTGCGGTGCAACTACTGCCGCATCGGAACTGTCCTCATAAAAAACGAACAGGACGCGATTGAGTTGTGGAATCACAGAACGAAGGTAACGAACGATGACTAACGCAGACAAAGCAATTGCATTGCGCCCATCATACGGGGCAAGCGTATCTGGCGGAAAAGATAGCCTGTATATGCTCAATTAGTATCAGAAAATGGTCTCCAAACAGTAAAGGAGCCGAGCCATAGTCAATCCAACGTAAATTAAAACTTTTCAACACCATGTAAAAGAGGCTGTTACCAGACAGGTAGCAGCCTCTTTTATGCACGGGTTATTTATTCTTTTAGTAGGGCGGCATCACGCAAAAGCTCTGAAACGCTCAAACCAAACAGCGACGCCAATTTCTGTATTTGCCGGAATGAAGCAAACGCTTCTCCACGCAAAAACATATCAACATCAGAGACCTTGCAATCCAACAGATTTGCAACTCTTTCTGTCGATATACACTTTTTATCCAACTGCTCTTTAACATAGTAACCAAGAGCCACTGTCGTGAGACGATTGCTCAAAAGAACCACCCCTGAGATTAGATTTCGGTAAAAATCCCCTTAAATGTAGCGAGTTCCTCGTCTGAAAGCGCGTTCTTTACCATATTTGCATAAAAAGCAGGACGAGACATTGCAGGAGCAAAAGTTCTTGCGTAAGTTTTGCCAGAGCGGACAAACCCTTCTTCTTTGATAAGCCCTTTAGCAATCAGACTGTTCACAATCGAAAAAAGAGAGCGAGGCTTCCATGAAACGTTGCTATCTTTCTGTGCCACATTTACAACCTCAATCAACGGCATAGCACTACCGCTATTCCAAAGAGTGTTCATAACAGACTCTTCGGCAGGAGTTAAATGAAAAGGTCGGATTTTCTTAGACATAATAAATACACCAACTTTCAAAACAATAAAGATTACAATTACTATTATACCAACATCATGTGTTCCGTCAACATTTTCACCAAAAAATCGGTTTGCATATAGCGACCATACGCAAATAAAACAATGAAATAAATACATGTAAATTGGCGAAAAGCGGTTGCTGAATGATGCTCAATATGATATAATGAAACCATCGAAGCGGGAATCCCGATTCGAAAAACGTATTCGTCCTACCGCGAATACGGCAATACCGTGAACGGCTATTTAACCACTTCCTTCTTTTGAATTTGACTGATAATCATATAATTGTGGTTAAGCTCTCCGTCGCGGCTTTTATCAAACACGAAATACGGCTATATATCTACTTCCTTCAGGAAAATAAAAAGAATTATTGCGGGTTGAGTTGGTATGTGGTATTTATTACCATTCTTATCAGACCCGCACCATTTGAGTAGATATGCTCTCCGTATTTTCGGATGTTTTGGAAACGCCCGCGTCGGTCTCTTCAATGAGATTGATGCGGGCTATTTTTGGAAAGGCGCAAAAGATGTATGGGTAAAGACTTGACCCGGTCTGTGTATCTAATTGATACAGAAAATCAACATGACTACTGGATGAAGCACATCAAATCAAACACATCCAACGATAAAGTGATTTTGTTCTGTAGCGTGAACAGTCCTAGAGTGACATTCCAGCTCATGCAGACATTGTACACCTCATTTGCGCCTCGCCAAGTCGAATATGTGGAGACATACCCCGGAAAAAACTCACAGGACTTTTTTATTATAGGCAAACTCGGACAGCTTATCACAACTGCGCCCAAAAGCAAATACTACATCGTATCAGAAGATAAGGGATACGATGCATATCTATACTCCCTTGTTGAACAGGGATACAAGACATTCAGACTTGAATTCAGTTCAGCAGATGTCAAACCATCAAACACTCCACCAACAGAGGATAGGTGTAAAAGCATCCTTCTCAGAACAATCGATACAAGAAAAAACATTGCTTCTCCGGATTTAATGAGATTCTTACCACATTCCTTGTCTGGAATGTCCGGAAGTGTATCCACATTATCCGAAGAACAACCATTGGTTGAGGAGACAAAGCTGGAAAAACAAGAAGAACAAGTAGAGCCAGAGCCTCAAAAACCACAAATTCAAACAGCCAAACAACTAACAACTACTCGTAAAATATATACACCAGAGGAATATGTAAAAGTATTCTGTGAAGTTCACTTCGTACCAGAAAGTGCTATCCCAGCTATCATTGACATTGCAAAGCATCACAATTACGGCAAAAAGTCCGCATCAGATGCAAAAGAAATGGTAAATGAAATGACCATGCTTGCGGCTAGAGCATCCGGTGGTGTCTGGAAGGGAAGTAAAAAAACGAAGCTCATTCAAGATTTCAGCCAAGATGGGCGAAACAATCTTATCATTGAACTCAAACAGTTCTGATTTGCGTAGAAAGGAAAAATTCTATGATTACCAAACTCACCCAAAACAAAGTGACTTTCAATGCACATCGTGGTGTAATGCCCCCTGTTGCTGCAAAAGAGCAAGAGAAAGCCGTAGAGAAGCGGTATGTCTGTTCTGCAAACATGAAGTTGGCACAGTATGGCTATACCATGTCCAGCGATTTGTTTCAAGAATGCATGAAATCCACCTATGAGGATTTTATGGATTTCTTCAACGAACTGTTCTACATCGTCTCTGAGGATAGCCGCGCAATTTCTCAAACCAAACCAATCTGGCCGAACTTTCCGGATGATGCTATGCAGGCTGATATGGTTGACCTGTATATTGTCAATATTCTCCACTATCTTACTGCTGGCGAGTGGAGTCCGGAGTTTGACCCGCACAAGGTATGTGAAGACCTTGCTCTGAACGAGAATCTTCCTCTAATGAAGCAGATTCCGTTGTGTGACAGCGAAGAAATTTATCGCTATGCAATTCAGTGCATTACTGGTTCCACTCCGTTGTCAAAAGACACTGCCAGCGTTATCTTCGATACGCTTATGGAAGATAATGACTTCACCACTGAGCTTATGGCTCGGATGAAGGATAAGGAAATCAAGACCAAGGAAAACCTTGCCCTATACGTTGCAAAAATCTTTGACCGTGCAGACTATAAGGACCAGATGTGCATGAAGAACTTCCGTTCTTCTACGGATGTCCTGCGTCTTGCGGCAGCTCTTAGCGGTCAGGATGTGAGCCTTGCAAAGAGTCCTCGTTTCCGTAGTTTCACTCGTCGTGAACGTCGGGAACTGCTCGAAATTCTCGAAAACGTAGAGAAGAACGAAGGTTTTGCGCTTCGTCCTGAACAGTTTAAGCGTCTTGGTGAAAAGCTCCATCCGGGCGAGTACGCAAAAGCATTTCCAAAAGACAAAGACATCTTCGATAAGGTTCGCAACGGTGTTGCTATAGAAACCTACAACTCCAAGTTGCAGATGCTCATGAAAGCCCCTATCAACATTGAAAAGCTGTCTGAACATTTGATGCTTCGTCCCGGTGTATTTGCTCGATACCTCGATTTTGCATTGCGTGAATGCGATTCCGAAGCAGCTATGATGAATGTCTTGTTCGATTTTACAAGCGTTTGTCGCAATGTGAATCCTCGCGTTCTCGTTCAGCTTATTAACCATTTCCGTAACCGCAACAACTCTGTTCAGTTGGCGACTGGTAAAGGCGATGGTGCGTCTTCCTTCTCTGCTGAGCGTGATGTTAAGGAGATTCCGCCAGAAATGTGCGCTCGCGTATCGCGTGATGTGCTCAATCAACTTTGGCAAATTCTTCGTTCAAAGGATTCTGAAAACCTTTCCGTCTATATCGACCCAGACTGCCATTGCAACAAACTGATTTTCCCCGACAACCCTCGTCAGGTCACCTCCGCAATGCACGCAACTGCCTGTGGTTCCCGTGCATCCATTCCAGCAGGAAATAACGTTATTCGCGCATTCCTCTATTGGAAGGGAAAAGAACTGAACCGTTATGAGGGTATCGACTTAGACCTTTCTGTTCTTTTCTGGGGTGATAAAGCCAACGCAACTCCAGAGGGAAAAGATGCAATCTCTTATTACCATCCCGCGATAAAGTCTATCGATGGCATCCACTCCGGTGATGTTCGCAGTAGCGGCAATGATGGTGCATTGGAGTATGTTGACTTCAACATTGCAAAGGCACTGAAGAATGGATACCGCTATGCAGCGATTCTTGTAAATTCTTACAGCGGTCATCCATTTGCACAAATGGACGCGGCTTTCTGTGGAGTAATGCTTCGCGATGGCAAGACGGGTAAACAGTTTGAACCTCGCACAGTTGAAAACCGCTACGCACTGACCAGCAATGCGCAGCAGATGGTTAGCATCGTGATTGATTTGCGAAACCGCGAAATCATTACTGTTGACCGTACTGTTCACGACCCATACTCGCATTTCGGAAATGCGTATCGGCAGGGAAGTGAAATCGTTGCGTGTACTCAGTATGCGATAGAAATCCATAGTCTCAGCATCAAGGAAATGCTCGGCTTGCGCTTTGCAACTTTCCTTAAGGATTCTGATTGGAAGAACGCAAACGTCATTATTTCCGACGCACCAAATAAGTTCGTTCCGGAAAATGAGGAAGATGTTGTACCACGTATTGTAAGTCCTTACGATATTCCTGCGCTCTATTCTCTGATTCTGGAAGATAACTAACCGTATTTACAATAACTCGGAAAGTCTCTCATCTTTTTTAGGTGAGGGGCTTTCTTTTTCTCTGTGTAGGTATAATACTTTTACCTAAAAACAAAAAGGGGTATTTGCGAAAATGGGTAGTTTACGAAAAACATCAAAATTCACAAGTATCACAGGCAGATGGACAATTTGCCCATCAGGATAGCAGTTGCAGGTTTCCCCAGCTTGCAATACGGCTTAGCTGCTACCCAGTCAAGGGGAACACCACCTCTTACATTTTGTAAGTGTGACTTACCGTAAAGCAACAAACATAAAAATTTGTTGCCTCATTTTAAGGTTTGATTTAGGTGACCACCTATTTTCGAATAGAAAATCACCTAATTTTGCAATATCCAATTTTTTCAAAGAAAGGATGTGAACGGGCAATTCCTCCCACAACAAAACTCGTGGGTCGCCTTGCCCCAATTGATGACACAAATTCATGTAACCGGTAATGATACCATGCAAATTGCTGAAACTGCAAAATTTCTTATTGAACAACTCGGTGGAGAAAAAGCCGTTATCAGCATCGAAACACATCCGGCAGGCGATGGAATCCGCAACAACGAAGATGTTTCCATTCGGTTTGCAGCTTGGGATAAGCAACCACATCGAGACGAAATCAATCTTGAAATCACAGGTCTTACTGCTGGATATAATGGAACTGGACCAAGAAACCTTCTTGACGTTCTCCGCGCATCTGGTGTAACGGAAAAAATGCTGACTTCAGAGGAAGTTCAAAATCCCAGATTTGCGGAAGTAACACGCTGCTGGAAACGTAGTGCAACTACTTACTCTGATATGAACGAAGCCGACGTTTTTCCATTGCATGTCTAAGAGAGTTTTTACGAGATAAGCATCAATCATCTAAATCAATGACTGGAGAGTGATTCCGATGCAGTAAATAGGTAAGTGCTTTAACATACGAAGCACATAATCGGCAAAATTATACATCCTACGTGCTTCTAAGACACACTTAGATTGTGTGGTTTTGCTATTAAACCCTACACGGGGTTTATTGATTGAAATGTGAAATATGTCGAACCGGCATGTAAAGAAAAACAAAACAACAAGCGAGCCAAAGACACCACTAAATAAAGCAACAGAGAAACACAAGCCATGTGCCATTTACTACGGCACGTGGCTATTTTTCGTCTTTTGTGTAGGTATAATATCCAAGGCAAACTGATATAAAACTCAAAAAATGAGGTGATTGTTTGAAGCTAATTATCTGCGTTGATGACAATAACGGCGTGGCTTTTAATCACAGACGGTTATCCTTTGACAGAAAAGTTTTTCAAGAAATCCAAGAACTTGTAAACAAAAGCGGGGGAGACCTCTGGTGTACTTTGTACAGTAAAAAGTTACTTTCCAAGAACATTGATGGTCAAGTTCTGGCAACAGATACTTGTATGTATTGGGCAGAACCAAACGACTTTGTGTTTTTGGAATTGATAGGGGACATTACACCGTACTTGAATCGTGTAAACGAAATTTATTTGTTTGGTTGGAACAGAGTGTATCCATCTGATACGAAACTCGACTTATCGTTTTTAGATGCAAACCCATCAGTATGCCACTGGACAAGAACAGCAATCAAGGAATTTCAGGGAACAAGTCACGACGTTATAACACTCACAAAAATTCAAAAACAAAATATTAAGGAGGAATTTCAAAATGCAACCATTTAAAAGAATTGCCAGTATGCTGCTGGTTCTTTCAACAACAATCAGTCTGACAGCTTGCAGTGGTATTGTAGATGAAGACCATCTGATTGATTACAGTGATGTTGTAGATATATTGTACAACAACCGTCAAAACGAAGATTATATAGAAACCGATTCTCTACCGGATATCGAAAATCCTCAAAGCAGCACACAAAAACAAACGAGCAACAATTCTGATTCTCAAGAAATTTCTGCAGAAAATATTAACGAATCTGTTTTCTCTCTTGATTCCATTCCAGAATACTCTGGTGAACCGTTCGTTACAGTAAATGATAACAGTCCTTACTTTTCAGAAGATGACTTAACTGTGGACTCGTTTGAATACTACAGTGACCTTGATGACCTTGGTCGTTGTGGTGTGACATATGCTTGCATTAGTCAGGATTTGATGCCGACAGAAAAGCGCGGAGATATAAGTTCCGTAAAGCCTACCGGATGGGTACAGCATAAATACGATTTTGTCGATGGGAAAATGCTGTACAACCGTTGTCATCTGATAGGATTTCAGCTCGCAGGAGAAAACGCCAACCCAAAGAATCTTGTTACCGGAACCCGTTATATGAATGTTACTGGTATGCTTCCTTTTGAAAATATGGTTGCTGACTATGTGAAAGAAACTGACGAACACGTACTTTATCGGGTAACCCCAATTTTCGATGGAGACAATCTAGTTTGTAACGGTGTCCTTATGGAAGCTGAATCAGTGGAAGATGAAGGCGAGAGTGTTCTGTACAATGTTTTCGTTTACAATGTTCAGCCGGGAATAGAAATCGATTATGCAACTGGCGAAAACTGGGCAGCATAAAAGGAGGTAAAGATTATGCTACATAAGGCCATTGATTACATTTGCCACAGGTTTGCGTTGATTTATGCTTTCGGTTCGTTTGCGTTTATTCCACTCATGCTACGTATCATCAGCAATTCATTTCCAAACGTCAACATTTTTATTCAGATTCTAGCGTCAATTGGATTGTGTGAAATTATTTCACTTTTTATGGTTATTGATGCTGTTGTCGCATTGTATGCCATTGAAAAATTAAACAGCCTTTTTGGGCATTTGCGTACACGCAAGAAAATCTGACTAACACAAAAATAGCCGTCGTCTCGTTAGAGACGGCGGCTGTTTTTGAAATTAAAAAACCAGCAGGCTTGTGTGCGAGATACCTTACAGACAAAATTACACTTGCTCTTACAAACAGCTCCCTGTACTTCGCTAAATCCACATTTAGCGAAGTATCGTATGGTGCTTTTTTCATAGCTTTCGGCTCCCCCGGTGTCCGATGTCAAAACGCTGAAACGCTGAAACGCTGAATTTACGCTGAATTTACGCTGAAATGCCGACAATTGTCTTCTGCGTACACATTAGGTATAATAACTAGGCACAAACATGTAACTCTAATTGAATTAAGAAAATCAACACTTTGTAAGCAGTTTTTATGAGAAATCATAAGAGCTGCTTTTTGTTTGTGTAAAAAAAGTTTAAAGAAAGGAGCACCTATGGCTACTGAAAACGATTACAAGCAAGCAGTTTACTATTTGACGAAACTTTTAAACGGTGGTTTGTTAGGGGAAAAAAGTTGTACGCCTATCCGAACTGCTATCGAAGCGTGTGAACTGCAAATTCCGAAGCATCCCATCTCGAAAAGCTGGTCGCCGAATCTCTGCCCGCATTGCAATGCGGATATTGGCGGAGACTGCGACGACGGCTACTACGAGAACCCGCATTACGAGCGCTGTCCTGTCTGTGGTCAGAAGCTCGATTATAGCGAGTAAAGGGAGCGTGAAAAATCATGATGTTGTCCGAGTTCGAGAAGCTCACCGGTTTAGAGGTTACGACAGCAGAATACGAAAAAATCGAGGCTGAATATATGGAAAGCCCCGATGACAAAGCAAAGTTCTGCAAGATGTGGCTCAAAAAAAGAGGGCTTCAAAGGCTCCATAACGCAAGGCTTGAGGAAATTGAACATCTGAAAAAGACCATCGAGGACCTTGAGCACAAACTTGATGAAGAGCAAGACTGGCAGATTTCTCATAAGTACGGCACGCACTACCAAAAAACATCTTATGACCATCTTACCAAGCGATGCTCTAATGGGCATCAGTTTGAGTCCGAAGCGAAAGCTGCCGAGTTCATCAGTTCTCAGTACGGTTTCGACAAAGATAGAATTGTCTTTATCCACGACGTCGAAGTCTATGAGACAAATCGGCATGGAATAACGCGTCTGAAAGAACGGCTCACTCGTTTTCCTTACTACGTCGGTTGCAGAGCAAACTATGCACGTTTCGATGTGCGCTGCTGCGGCGGAAGTATGCAATGGGAACTTGTGGACGGAGCTCTTAAAGACTATTCCACACCGCCATTTTTATCCGATGGGGAGCAATAGTTCCTCAAGAATCATCACACCGCACAGGCCCCAATGATGCCTGTGTATGATTTTTTACATTTCATAAGACCAATATTTTTAAAAGGAGTATGTAAGCACATGATTACTTTACCTACTAACCATCCCTATTTCTTCACTTGCCCGTCTTGTGGCTGCAAGCTCATTTCCGTTTCTACCGGCAACAGAGCCAAGCCCCATTGCCCAAAGTGCGACTACTCAGCCGATGATGCTTTTGTGGTCAAAGACCGCGTTACGAGTGAGGCTATGAATGTCATCGCTGATAACACGGAACTTGCCGAAAACTTTGCCGAGACCGTAAAACACGAAATTGAGACCGATGACGATACTTACGCTCATATCGGTTTTCATCTGGCAAACAACATCCGAAACCAGAGCCCTGCATCCGAAGTCCTTCTGACCCTCTGTGGCTGGACCATCGAGACGCTGCTTGACAAGACGCCGCCCATCGCAATCGATGAAGGCGACAACAACAATGAAAAATAAGAGGTTTTCAAAAAGGAGTGTTTATTATGACCGAAAACGAAAAAGCAAGAGAGCTCATAGCTACCTCTGAAACGACCGTGAAGGTTGACCCCCAGAATGGCTGGTATCTCAAACGGTTTGCAGCTCTGCAGTTCGAGGGTTCCGTGGACAATTTCGGCACGAATATGCCAATTCATGTCCTTGAACAGCAGCTTCCGAAAGATGATACCATGAAGTTGGATGACGCTGTCATTGAAGGTCAAGATTTCGATTACAGCAAGTTTTATGACGAAAGGGGTAATGAATATTCGTCAGTTAGTGAACTTGTGCAAACACAGCTCGGCCTTGACGATGATGATTCCATTCGGGAATACAACGAGGAAAATCCTGACTTGCCGTTCATCCCGTACGAAAAGCTGCGGGAAATGGATAAGAAGGATATTCCGGAATTGTTGTTGTCTGTCGCTGATGAAGCGGATTATATAGATGCGTACAAGGAAGTGACCGATATCGAATCTTGGAATGTGGAAGTCACTCCCATGAGCAACAACTATGAAACCATGGGATTCGCGTTCACGCATCAGGGACTCAAAGAGTACGAAAAGTCCATCGATAACCATATTTTCCATTTCTGCCGTACATATGCCTATGCAGGGGAGCAGTACAACCGCCGCGAAGCCGGTGATTTTTATCCTATCATGGAACTCCTGCACAGCGCTGGTGAGCAACTTTTGCGTCATGACTTGAGACGGTACGATGTACAGCCTCTCGTCGTCAGAACGCCGGATGAAATTGATAACTTCTACCGTACACAACCAAATGAAATGATTCTTGCTGCCTACTTAGAAGTCATTGACAAAGTCAGCGGCGAAATTTACAGCAAGATTCGCGTATGGTGTTGTGGTCATGAGGAGGAAACATACGACAAAAAGGAAAAATACATTTCCGTTACCAAGCACTACCTAACAGTAGATAAAGGCGATGGGATTGCCACATTCCCCTATCCGTTCTCTTGTGATAGAAGCACAGAGAAGTTCTTCAAAGAAAACAATGGGCTTCTCTCCCCTGCTGAACGTCTATTTTGCTGGACGGAATATAAAAATCCGAATCCTGTTAATATCAAAAACAAAGAAAGAGAGTAACCACAATGGTAGAAAACAAATACAAGCATGCTCCGACCATTATGCTTTCGCGTAACGGTGATGAAGCCGGAGAAATTCGCAACCTGCAGTCTTACCGTTGTCCTATGGAGGGATGTACAGGTTGGCGCATTTGCGTTAAGTGGCCGGATGGTCGTCATACCTACCCTTGCTCATGCGGTTGCAAAAAAGTTGACGAAAATACGATGCAAATCATTTGAAAGGAAAACACACAAGGAGGTTGCTTTTAGAAAATGATTACAGCTACAACTAAGCAACCTGAATCCTATCGAACGTCTGTTTTTCTATACAGAATACAAAAATTGAAGAAGACGATGAGTCCGAAGAATAAGTGAGAATTTTTATGAAAAACATTTCATACATTTCTTGCCCTTCATGCGGTTTCATCATGAAGCCTGTCTGGTACTTGGAAAAAGAACTGGACACTCATGGTATTCCGACAGGGCGCACACACAAGGCTTGCAGTTGTTTGCTCTGTGATTCGTGCGGACACAAAGAAACAGTAGACGGCTCGTTTGATGAGCCATACAAATAACATGAGGTGACAAAAATGGTTCGTTTCTATACACCAAATTTGGATGAGGCATGCGATGCTCTTGACCTCTACGACATCGACTACGATTTGGATGATGGTGACCGCATTATGGTGGACGATTCTCTCTACGATGATGCTCTCGACGCATTCGATGAGTATGACATTGAGTACGAGGAGGTGTAAGCATGTTGCGCCATAACAAAATCAGTCCTAAGAAGCCTTGCCCATTTTGTGGTGCCTTCCTTGAAAACGAAGCACCCAGCACTATCTGGTGTCATCCACGCAACAGTTGCTTGCTGAGTCTCCGTGGCATTGTCGGAGCCGACCAAATCGCTCAGTGGGATACGCGCTACGATGCAAAGGGAAAGAAGGTGCTTGACGATGCTGAATGAGATTTTTGCTCGCGAAATCCTTGAAACGAGCATTGCGCTCGGTATCCTTCAGGAAATGAATGGTGGCGTTGTTATTTACCATGAAGCAAGCAAAAAAGACCCTGAGAATTTCCCTGCCGGGTGGTATATCGATGACAAGGATTATACCACATTTTCGATTGCTACCGACCCGGAAGCCGTGAAGTGCCTTAAAGCGCCCCTCAAAAAAGGCGGCTATAACTTTGAGGAACGCAAAGCGTTTTGGGATTCCTTCTTTAATTTTAAAACGCCTAAGCTACGGCTACCTGTAAAAATCGCAAAAACCCGCTAGAAAGGACAGCACAATGAAAAATTGCAAATGGTGGTTCATTACCATATACTCATTTGATGAAGACCGTCCCTTATACGGACCTTATTCGTCAGAAAAAGAATGCTGGAATGCAATGTTAGAAAATGCAAAAAGGGAACTCCGTATCGATACGGAAGAAAACGGTTGGGAATGTGAATTCGAGACTGTTCCAGAATGTGGAAGAATTACATTAACTGACCACATTAACGGCCACAATGATGTGACAAACTGGTACACGATTGAAATTCCAGACAACGCCAAAGACAACACTTAACCAAACACAAAAAGCTGCACACATAGCTGTGCAGCTTTTTGTGTAACATCAGATTGGAGACTTATGAATACACCTATAATTAGAGTGATGTATCGTGCCCAGTGTTTTGCGGCTGCAGCAGGATATGGTTCAGAGTATGACGTGGAAAACATTAACATTCCAACGTTGATAATTTCCATATCAAGCATGGATACTAAAGTCCAGAACATTCTGGAGCGTCACAAAAAAGAAAACAAGAATATCATAAGTGTGATTTATGCACAGTTTGATGATATCGATTCCTGTACAGAAGTTCATGGCGAAATCCCAATGATGCAGAGCGATGCCAAACATATCGTTGATGGCATAGAACACAACATTAACCGCATACAACAAATCATTGTTCATTGTGATGCCGGATACTCAAGAAGCCCTGCCATTGCCGCTGCTATTGCAAAAGCATTTGGCATGGATGACGAAGAGTATTTTTCTGGCGGAAGATATTGTCCAAATAGACATGTATATCGCACAATGCTCAACGAATTTGCTGAGCGTGGATATTTCGAGTCAACTACCCCCACCTGAAGGAGGGGGCTTGAAATCCCGCAGAATTCCAATAATTCTCACTCAATGGATTTTTACAGCACGGTTCCGTCCGTACGACCAAGTATCAATGAGCTTTCACCGCTGTTGCGGGCGGCATAGCAGGGGTGAGGAAATTGGATTTATGCGGGATATAATCCCAACAATCCGACATTACGTATGTTTATGGCAGCGTTGTGGTCGCGGTTATGTGTTGTACCGCAGCCGCTGCATATCCAGCTTCTGTCTGCCAGTGTAAGGTCATCTTTTATAAGGCCACAAACACTGCAAGTCTTGCTGGATGGATACCACCTATCGATTTTGGTAAAGGTCTTTCCCTGCGATGTGAGTTTATACTCAAGCATTGTGCGGAACATGCCAAAGCCGTTATCGTTGGTGGATTTACCAAGCTTCAGAGAGCCAGCCATACCACGAAGGTTTATGTCTTCCACAAACACGGCATCATACTGCTTGGCTATCGCAGTACTTAGCGTATGACAGAAGTTTTTTCTCTGGTTTGCTGTATGTTCTTGCAGGAGGCGAATCTTCTGCAGTTGCTGGTTATAGTTGTTGGAGCCATACTTCATATGAGACAGCTTACGCTGTTCTTTAGCAAGTTTAGCCTCGGCTCTACGGTAGAAATGTGGATAGTTAGCCACATCATCGTTGCTGTCTACATAAAAATCATGGGAGGAGTAATCCAAACCAAGAGACTTTTCTTTTGTGGCAGCAACAGGCTGGATGTCTTCCTCAAACTCGTACAGCAAGGAAATAAAGTACTTACCGGTACGGGTGCAACTGACAGTAGCAGCTTTTAGCCTCCAATCATCTTTGGGCGAGCAGTGCTTCTTGATTTTCAGATTGCCGACTTTCGGTAGATGCACAATATTGCCTACCACAAAGATAGTGTCCTTGAAAGAACCGTCTTTGCAATGCATTGCCTGATTGTTTGTTGTATAGGACATCTTACTCTTGTGTTTGGACTTCAACTGTGGCGCACCAACCTTTTTGTCATCGAGATGACGCTTGTTGGCGGCTTTTAAGTCAAGCTGTGTATTCGCAAGAGCAAGACTGTCCACTTCTTTGAGAAAAGGAAACTCCTTCTTATACTTAGCTGGCGTTGGAATAAAAAACACACCAGTTTCGTTCAAAAAAGTTTGCGCGTCAGTAAGCATGCGGTTCCACACAAAGCGCACGCAGCCAAAAGTTTTAGCAAGCAGTACCGCCTGCTCTTCAGTAGGGTACGCTCTATATTTTATTGCGCGATTTAGTTTTACAGTCGGCACTGTTTGTCACCACCTTTATTATTAGTATACTAACTTCACAACACTTAACAAGGTGTGGCAATCCATCCCCCACATGAATGAGGGGGAATTCTTGCCACCATTTCTTAAAAAGTCTTAATGCCACAGCGAAAGCTGCGGCATTTTTGTTTTTACTTGCAATGTTGGTATATTAGATTTGTTCAAAGTTGTAAAGCGACTTATACATAGTAGTCATCCTTATGGGACGGTAAAGAAAACGTGATAGATTGGGAGCCATCTACTCCCCTATTGTGTTGGACTGTTCTATAGGAGTGGCTATTATGTATAAGTCGCTTTTCGTAAAAAACAGAAAAAAAAATGAGGTTGTAAAAATGAAAAAAGCATACGAAAAGAAGTTTGTTCACTTTGTCGACAACGAGGTTATCGTTTGGTTGTCAGATTCCTATCACAACAACACAGCGATAGGAATCAAGGTGAGCGTTGACCCTCTATCCCTGAATCGCATCTGCATCGATGACCAAGAACCAATCGATGTATGTAGCGATGAGGGCCAGAAACGCGTAGAAACCATCTTCGCGCAGTACGGCATGGGCTTTAACGAGTCCATGGAGATGGTCCTCAACGCCATCTGCACCTACACGAAATGGCTAAACAAAACGCTCTTAAAGGGGGTGCCTATGGCATGAGCGTACTTTCCTACAATGGCGCAGTATGCCATTGCTACTACGACGAGCTCGATGAAAAGTACGAGGGGTTAATTCACCTCGGTCCTTACACAAGCAACGCAGAAGGTTCGACTTTTGTTGAGCTTGAGCAGGATTTTCATCGCGCTGTAGATGCAATGAAAGGCAAAAAGTCAATAACTCACGACTAAAGTCGTGTGTCCCCTTGCCTTGATTGATGATGAAAAAATACAGCGCAATACCACGGTCCTATTAAGGGTCGTGGTTTTTCTTTTGCCCAAAGTTGGTATAGTAAATCTGTTACAAGTAGTCAAGCGACCCACTCAATGTTTACGGTCAAGCCATATAAGGCACAGTTCAGAAACATCTTCGATGCATTCAGTTTATGTATTGCGCGTAATGAACTGTTTCACCGTATTTTATTGTGTGGGTTGCTTTTATTTTTTATAAAAGGAGCTAAATATCATCATGAAGAAAACTGAAAATGTTGCAACCATCAATTTAGAGAATATGCTTTCTGAGCTTTATAGCTTGGAGACGCAGCGCAAGCGTAGCGCAAATAGCATCGCAAAGAAAAATCACCGCCGTTCTCGCGAAAGCAAAATTATCGAAGCGAAAAAGACGGCAGCAAGACGTTCACGCGCAGCAGAGGATGTAGGTAGCATTTCTTACATTCGCGTTGCTGAACGTGCTAACGAAAAGCTGAACGAGTATGTTCTCGATTTCGATGAAATGTAAGGAGAAAAAAATGAGAAAATTATTCATTGCAAAGCGAATCGTAAAATTTGTTGCCATTGCAACGGCAATCTTTTGGCTGCTTTCCATTGCCTCTTGCATCGAACATTTCAGTTTTCGTTCGTTGCTTTTAATCCTCGGTACGATTGTGTTTGAGGATAAGGTGCTTGGTTTGTACTTTGAGATTTGCAACAAGCTGAGTAAAAGGAGTGTGAGCAAACATGTTTGATGTGAACATAAACGAAATTGCGAAGCTCTTGAACAAAAACGTTTGGGTTGTCACAAACGTCAATTCGATTCACAACAAATACCACGTGTTTCCTGCAAGAATCACGAAAGTATCCATTGACCAGTGCAGCTTCCCGTTGTTGGACGGAAAACCAAAGGTGGCTTATGTCACTTGTTCACTGAAGGCTTTTACCATCGGGTGCCTTCAGAAGAGAAACGGTGACATTCTCGTGTTGGACGATATGGCATTAAACTATACCGTTTTCAACAATAAGGAAGAAGCAGAAGAAAGTTGCCGCTACTGGAACGAGGTCTACAGCTATTCAACGTTGCAAGAACGATGCGCTTATAAAGCAGCACAGATTCTATCGGTAAAAATATAAAGAAACCGCTCGCCGAAAGGTGAGCGGTTTCTAAATTAAGGCAAAAACAAATGCACGAAAACACGCTATATGTTATAATAATAAAGACATAAGAAATGCATTTCATACCATCTTCATTGCACTATCGAAAGTGAGCTAATTATGTTATCATTATCCTATAAGAAGAAATTCATTGACGCAGCTTGTCTTACTTTAAGCATCACACACAAAGCAGCAGAACGACTATACCACGAGCAAAAATCAGACTACGGATATATAAAAGCTATAATTCGTAACGCTGTTGCTCAGTCTCAAAGTGAAACCTAGTCAACAACCCACGACTGAAGTCGTGGGCCTCCTTCCCATGATATGGATGATACAATATAATTCAATAACATAAAGCAGCTCTGCACTACGAAATTTGTGATGCAGAGCTGCTTTATGTTATTATCCGACAAAGCCGTCCCAATAGCCATTCCAATAGGCTTTGTCTTTTTCAGCGTCTATTCTCCTTGCTTTACGCAACCGTTGAAACCCTTCATCTGTGAGAGCATCCGGATTGCCCTTCAAAACGCGAATTGCACCCCAAACCCATCTGAATCCGTAAGCTAACATTAAAAGATGAACAATAAGATTATAGTTCTTATAGAGACCCATCCAGAATTCAGATGACTCATGATGTTTCATTACGTATGTATATACCATATCAGGAGACTTTAAGATGGCGTATCCGACAATCAAACAAATTAACAAACACACGAATTCCTTTTTGTCTCGCTTCTCTTCATTTTTTTCTTTCCTGCAGACAAAACGAGCAAGAGGCTCAAATGGGTATGTTAGAAATTTCCAAAGAACGACTAATAACATAATAAAAAAAGCGGTCATAAAATCATTCCTTCACAATTTAATTCTTGTATTTTATTATATGATACAATAACCAGTTCCTAAATTCAACCGTTTCTACACCAATCTCAATCTAAGACGCACAAAAAAACAAGAAGCACCCTTGCGTTGGAATGCAAAGAGTGCTTTTGGAGCGAAAGACTGGAGTCGAACCAGCTTCTAACAGATTTGCAGTCTGCACCCTACCCGTCCGGGACCATTCGCATATGGCAGGGGTGATGCGGCTTGAACACACACGACACGGTTTTGGAGACCGTTGCTCTACCAATTGAGCTACACCCCTATATGGTACTTCAGACGGGAGTTGAACCCGCACGCCATCTCTGACACCGGATTTTAAGTCCGGGGCGTCTGCCTATTCCGCCACTGAAGCATATAATAGCGCGTTATCGTACCGCCAAACGTTTGGTATCTAATGTGGGGGTCGAACCAACAGAAACTGGCTCCTTAAACCAGCATGTATGCCATCCAACCACTTAGACATATGGCGGGCTGTACAGGCTTCGAACCTGCGACACACGGATTAACAGTCCGCTGCTCTACCAACTGAGCTAACAACCCATAGATTAGCAGTTATCGTACTGCAAGACGTTTGGTACTCTCGGCGGGAGTCGAACCCACAAAATACACATCCTGAATGTGCTGCGTTTGCCATTTCGCCACGAGAGCATATATGGCAGTTCGTGAAGCTGCCAAACTTTGGTGTCCAAGGCGGGATTCGAACCCGCAGCGCCAAGTTCCTTAAACTTGTGTGTATGCCGTTCCACCACTTGGACTGATGGCGGGCTGTACAGGCTTCGAACCTGCGACACGCGGATTAACAGTCCGCTGCTCTACCAACTGAGCTAACAACCCACAGATTAGCAGTTATCGTACTGCAAGACGTGGTACTCCCAGAGGGATTTGAACCCTCAAAAAAGTGCGGTTTGAGCGCACCGTGTCTGCCAATTCCACCACGGGAGCATAGAATGACAGTTTTTACGAACTGCCAAACGTTTGGTGCCCAAAATGGGACTCGAACCCACAAGCCGAAGCACTGGACCCTAAAACCAGCGTGTCTGCCAATTCCACCATTCGGGCAAAAAGGTCATTATATTATGACCGTTGGTGCGCTTGCGGGAACTCGAATCCCGAACCTGCCGATTAAAAGTCGGCTACTCTGCCAATTGAGTTACAAGCGCATATGAAGTCCAAATATTACAATTTGTATTATTCAAACACTTTAATAAACCGCCACAAGAAAAGACCTTGAAAACAGTTTCATTGAATCTAATGGAAACATTCGCAGAAAAAAGCACCTGTCGAGCATGTTGCCCAACAGGTGCTTATAACTTTGCAGTTTCAGAAAACTTCCGATGTTAAGCAGTTTATACTGCTTTCATTCCCGCATTGTTAGTCACACAAATGGACAACATAAAGTAACCGAGGTTGCAAAGATTGCACCACAGTTTATTTAAGTTATTCCATTTGTTTAGCAAGGAACGGAACATCGGGCGTTCTCCTTTCGTTAAATTCATTATCTGTATTATACACCCTGTAATATAGAATGTCAAGTGTTTTTGACCTAATTTATGCCAACAAAACATCAACCAGTTTAGAAATTGATGTTTTCTCGCAATCAGAAAGAATGTTAAGAGCTTTCCGCATTGCAGAATCGAAATCGTCATTGGTCATATCAGTTGGAATATAAATCATAGCTGAGACTCCGATACTTTCAGGCGCTTCATAAATTTCCCGGCTTCGCGATGCCTTCCGCCAACCCGTATCAACGAGATGCTTCCGAAGTGCATACGGATTGACCGCAGTATGCGAATGACGACCATCCAACATCTTATATGCCCTCAGATATTTTGCTTCACGCTGAAGGTCTTTTCTTGTAGGTTCTTTTGCCAAGCGGGATAAGTCCATGTTGTTCCGCAAGTCGGATAATTTCACCTTCGTGGCAATAGGATTCTGATGTACACGCCAAACATATTCGGCATATTCCTCAAAATCCTTCCGAGTCAAAACTTCCACAGCGTCCACAACCTCACTTGGGAACATCGCACGAAGGTCTTCAGCCGTATATTCTGTATCTTCGATGACATCATGCAAATAGGCAACAGCTTTCTCAATGGGCGTATCAACACCATCCGCTACTGCAGTAATGTGTGAAGAAAAATAGCTTTTTCCTCCCTTATCCTTTTGTCCTTTGTGAGCCATCTGAGCAAACTCTTTTGCACCAGCGACAAGCTCTTCTTCACTACAATTAGTGTATTTTTTAAATTTTGTGTCCATGTTTTTGTTTCTCCAATATGTCATTCGGCAAGAATATCGCATAAAAGGCTATACAGCTTTTTTTGATATTCAAAATTCGATACTAAGGCTTCATGTCTGAATTTTGCTTTTTCTTCTTCTGTTTGTGGTTTCAAATCAAGGCCGCACGAATCAGCAATTTCTTTCATTGCTTCCTCAAATGGTACACCGGGATTTTCCCCACGAGCTTTAGCTTCTTCAACCTCACGAATGCTCTTCTCAAGGTCTTTTTGAGCATTTTCAGTATCAGTCTTAGCAACGCCAAAGAAAGTCATTTCCTGCAGAAGATATGCCAGAACAGTTTCTACACCATACTTCTTAAGACTCGTTTCGGAAATGTGCCACGCAAGAATATCTTCCCAATCGCTAAATTCTATGGCATACGTATCTACCAGCGAGTTGTCATGAAGTATTTCACTTAATTCGTCGTCTGTATATTGACTAATATCAGAAATCGTTTCAAAAGGAGTGTGCAAAGAAAGTCTCTCATTGACTTTTGCCCAAAGACGTATATCGGAGAGCTTCATCATAAAAACACGTAGGTACGTTTTCGGTTCATTGTCGGACGCAAACAAATCATCGTCGTCTAATGCGGCAAGACAGCAATTTTTATTTTCATCTGTGTCACGGCATTCAATTTCGTGAATCCGTTTCATAGACATTTCGACAGTATATTTTGCTGCTACTTCACGCTCATCATCCGTTTTTAAACGAAAGTCACCACCGATAACTTTCTTATATTCCTCAATCAATTTATCGACGTTACAGCTCAAAAACACGTCATATACTTTGCGCAAATTTATCACCACCACATTGTGTTTAATATGTACTAATTATACCACAACTAGCATTCATCATCCACCGCTTCACACGCATACAAAAAAGGTGGCGACTCTCACGAGCCGCCACCTTTTTGCTTAGAACATATAGGCTACTTCACGCGCCCTGATGATACAATCATCAAGCTTCTTGTCCAAACGCTTGTTTACTTCTTTTGCCACTTTCCAGTTCGAATTGCGATGTGCATTACACCACAATACGAAAGAAGCAATAGCAACAACTACCAAACCAACAACCAAAGAAACGGCTACGGCGGTTTGCATTGGAACACCGACCTCAATCAGTGTATCAAGAAGCTTGTTGAGTTTGTCTGTAATACAGAGAACACTAACAAGAAAGGCTTCAGCACCAATGATGCTCAACAAGATGGTTACAACCTTGCGAAAGCCACGAGTGCGCTTCATTGCTTTATTGGCGTTCTTCATGTGAGACTTCTTGTTCGGATGGATGAATTCATTCACCTTCGCAAGACCCTTTACGATTGCCGCACCAATCGCAAAAGCGTAAAACACCTTGCAAATGGTGGAAAGAACGACATTGGAATCACCAATGACGCTAATGATAGTCTCCAAGGCCGGGACCTTGAAAACCACGGTCAGAATCGCGTAAACAACCTTTGTTACGTTCTTCATAATACATACCTCCTTTAAAGGTACAGGAAAAAATCGCATCTGTATAGATGCTCATGCATTTTGCGGAATGTTTACCGCTATGACCTCCTTTTTCTCGCACAGAGAAAGCAATGCACAAAAATGCCACTGTGTCCCCCAAAAAGAGGAAACAACAGCGGCATTTCTGCGGTTTTACTTAATTACTCAATAGCGTCATCTGACACCACTAATTACTCTGTACGTATGTAATTATACCAACATTTCTGCCGCTATATATACCATACTCACTTCGCAACATTTTGCAACAAGAAATTACCACCCATCCGGTAAGGCATCCGTTGCAGACAATTTATTTATCAAAACCTCACTCAAAGACTCCCTACCTGTAATATAGTCTATATTGTACACATAGGCAGTCGTTGCAGATACTCCAAACGCTTCTTTATACGTCAACTCTTTTTGAATAACAGCTTGAATCCGTTCTTCCGTTGTTGGGTAAATCGTCCATCTTTCACAATAACGAAATTCCGTACAATTACAAAACCACTTGTTCCCCGCCTCATCTACACACGCACACAGAATTGGAATACAATCATATTCTAAAAATATATGCTCAACATAGAGGGTATGCCCAAACAAAGTTCGAAAAGAGTCAAATCCTTCAAAAAGTTTTTCTTTCTTCTCCTGCTTCAAATTAAGAACCTCATACGACGCGCTGTGAAATCAACCGTCCAACAACAACGTATCGCTGCATACTAATATCAAGTGAATCGAATGGGTACGATGTGTACATATATAGCACATCTTCAATATCATCAAGTCTTAGGAGCGGCTTATCGTCACTGTCAACTACGGTACTGTAATCATCCGTAACTGTTCCAACGCCGGAGTAAGTGATTTGGTAAGTAGATTCAACATCGCCAGACTTTATAACAACCTCTTGCCCAACTGTTGCTTCACCAAGAGACGCGAACTGACCATAGTTCTGAGCTAGAAGCCAGTGAGAGCCATGTTCAGAAAACTGCTTTGAATTTGCAAACTGACAAACAACCTTCCGGTCTTCAAGCTGCTCATTGCCATCACCCCATACAATGGGAACATCTTGTAATTTTCCCCATGTAATAGTAGCAACAGTATCCCCAACCTGTGGCAAAGGATACTCCTCCGCATACATAAGCGGCGCAAATATGATGACAGCAAGCAATACCACCAGAAGCACAATCACAAACGCACTCAAAATCTCCGTTTTTTTGTTTTTCACGCAATATTCCTCCAAAAGTTTTTGGTCTACATAGCTGAAGCACATAGCGTTACAGCGCTCTCGATGACTTAATTATAACATAGCGCGTACTACTTCGCACCCGCTTTGAACAGTATTTACCCGTTAACTCAATGCTCTTGTCCCCTTTCGCTGCAGGTCAAAAGACACACAATAGGAACACTCAACAAAGCACCAGATATTTTCATGAATCCGACAAGCCAAAAAGTCATTGCCAATAACATTACTATCGTTATCCACATTATACCTATGGCATCACCTTTTCTATTTCGATGAAACAAAAATATCACAAACAGTCCATAACAAACACAAGCAGCCGACAACAAATAAATACGAAAACCACTTTCCGCAACAGTCGATAACATCATTGCCAGCAACCATATCGCAATGGACAATAAGGTACAGCGTAGCGGAGTTGGTTCATGATGACCGCCTGTGAAAATTCTAACAACCGAAAATAACAATAAAAAAAGCACTGTGCGTGCTACACAGTGCAAGATGATAGACAGCAACAAAATCAGCAGATATGTTGTTCCATTACACAGAACCACAAGCATTCCGTATGCTTGTATTGGTCCTTCTCCCTTTGGTACTAAACCTCTCTCAACAGTATAATTTCCGTATGAATCCGCTATGCGCTCATACAAGCTCTTTTTCGGTCTGCTCATTTCCTGCCTCTCCAACAACATCGGTTGTATCATAAACATACGTTGTCAGCCAAACAATGTCTTTCTGTAAGGGAACCAAAAGTGTCCATACAACAGTCTTTTGTTCGTCATCATATTTGGCAGAAACAATGCCATTGTACTTGGAGAGAACCTTCGAAATCCTGTTCTCCGTTTCTTTTAGCGCGTTCTTTTCTTTATCACTATACAAAACGGCATTTGTCGAAATCTGTATTCTGAATTGCTCCCCCCCCTGCATCATAAAATCAATTTTTCTATCATTTTGCTTACAGCTCACATCGATTGCTGAATCCAACAGTGTGCCAAGAACCTCGCACGTATCATCTTCGCTCATGATTGCGGATGGAATCTCAGCCCTCATAACAAGCGGAATATTTTTATCAAGGCATTCATCAACCATTTTTGTGAGAATAGCGTCAACGATAATATTGCCACTCTTAATTGCAGTTGTTTCAACCTGCATCGTAGATAGTTTAGACTTGAGAATCAATTCTGCTTCTTCGTCTCTCCCCTGCTGTATCATTGTGAGCGCTCCGTTCATTACTTGACGCACATCATGTTTCCAAGTTCTAATACTATCACTCTTTTCAGCAAGCTTGTTATACTGCATTCTATCCATTTGATTGATTTTCGCTTGTGCTTTTGCTTGCTCAACTTCATATGTATTTTTCGCTGCACTTCTAATCAACATTATTGATAGGACGTTACAAAGCAGAATGAACACAGTTAGCAAAAGAAAAACCGTTCCAGACGCTTGACCATTTACCACTTGGTTTGTCATTATTAGCCCAATTATTGCAGATAAAACGGGTAACGTCAAATAATATATAAATGATTTGTCATCTGGAAACAAATTGGTTTTTCTTTTCGTTATAATGATGAAAAAAAGGATATCAATTGCTTTTACAAAAAGGCAACTTGCAATAAAAGCGGGACTTTTTTGAGCATATAATTCAGTTAAGTAATCCGGCTTCTGCGAAGCCACCGTTTGTATGCTTGCCATGCTTATATCAATTACGATTTGTGTAATAATTGCAATCGTAATCCATATTGTAGTTTTTAAATACTTATCTCTTGTAGCTAACAACACGAGAAGGTACACACTGGAATAACCGATAATACTTGCAACAGACCCTATAACAAATGCATTACATATATTAAGGATAAAAAACAGAATAAGAATAGTTGCAACCGCATATCTTTTTTTTCTTTTTGATTCGGTCATTGTCCAAGGAATCATTGTTAAAAAAAATGCATCAACAACATTGATGAGGCTGTTACTTATTGTCCACATTAAATCAGACATACATAATAACTCCTTTTACTATTTTTTGTCGTTCAACAAAGCACTTTTGGTGTTTTCAAAATATGCTCTTCCGATATCTAACGTTTCACCGGAAACCAAATGCAACTTAAAGTGAAGTTTCGATTCTATCTCTGTAACTTTATTGATATTAACAACATATGAGCGATGGCAACGGACAAACAAATCTTTTGGCAATAATTCCTGCACATTTCCAATGGAAATGTTGTATTCCTGAGATTTTTCGGCAGTTACAACCTCTATCCCATGTAATCGTGCTTCAACATATAATATATCTGAGCAATAATACTTATCAACACCCGTACCACGCTTAAGTGATATTGTTGGCTGTCCGTCTCGATAAGTAAGTCTCCTTTGAATATAGTTCAAAACAGCGAACAGCTTTGTTTCTTGAACTGGTTTGCACAAATAATCCGCCGCCCTCACATTAAAACCGTTTAATGCAAATTCAGCATGGGATGAAACAAACACGATTTCAATTCGACTATTTTGTTCACGGATATGCTGTGCTAATGTCATGCCATCAATTCCCGGCATTTCCACATCTAATATTAACACATCAACATCTTGGATTGAACGCATTGCGGGAGAGCTACAAGCCACATGGTCCATTTCTTGGATAGTCACATTATTACTATTTTCAGTTCCCCACTTTTTTATTTTACAAATTAGTTTTTCTCTATCTTTTTGACAATCATCAACAATAAGAATTTTCATATAATCACCTACTCACAAAGCCAAAGCATTGTTGATATAATATTCACAAATCAAGAAGAAAGGATGAACAATGTGCTTTTTGTAAATATACTACATAAAGTTGCCATGAAATGTTGCAATTCAATGAGCTTACCTATTTATTATCAACCAAAACCACCAGACATCCTTCAGCCAAACACCACAACGAAATCTAATTAAAATTATACAGAACATAAAACAAAAAGGCAATACGCAGCATCAAATAAGATACCGCGTATTGCCTTTAGTTATTCATACGTATGGAAAAAGAGACCCGCAACTTCAGTCGTGGATTATTGACGTGAATCAGATGGTTACTCCCTCCGGAGCTTCGATGCTGTACTCCTTAACAGTTACGCACTTCGGAAGTTTGTCACGGTCAAAGTGTACATCATAGTCACCGTAAAACATAGGAGTGGTAACACCATCCTTTTTCTTTACGACCATTGCATCCTCAATCGTCTGGCGACTGCAATTTCCGCTTCGACTGCTGTGATAGACAGCAATCACCTTTCGGATGTTCATAGACGGACGAGCAGAACTCATATCCTCTTCGTACATATGCAGAATCGCATCAATCAGAACATTGACATCATCCCACGTTACGCCGTTCTCCATTGCCATCGCAGGAGATACCTGAATCAGAGTGTGGAACAAACCATACTCAATAACGCTATGGCGTCCCATTGTCTTATCCTTGGTGTCGAACTCGTCCTCATTCTTCGCAACGATGCCTCGCGTAATGGAAAGCTCCGTGATATGTACAGGGTCATACGTCATCGCATCACCAACCTGCACAGCGCCCTTGATGCACGAGAAGTTAGGCGTATTTGCATATGCCGTATTGACAAGACCAAACCAACGAACATCTGCAAAGGTACGGCAAAGTGCATTCCGAGCAGCAGCTACACGCTTATCGAGTTCGTCACGGTCAAGCTTCTTTTTCTTGTTATCAGTCGGAACATCATACTCTGCAATAACCTCGTTCACAGCAGCCTGAATGCTTCGATTCTTACGGGAATCATACAGACGATACTCGTCTGCTGGGAGTTCGCCAAAAGCAACGTGATTGGCAAGGACATTGCGAATCTTAGACTTCTGGCAATACCCAGTCATATAACCGTTGCCAGCATAATTGGTGCGCGGAATATTATCCGCATCCGGGTCGCCATTGGGGTTTGACATCGTAGCGTCAGCCAGAACCATAATGGTAACAGCTTTATCAACAAGATTCAAATTTTCACTCATTTTCGGTAGTCTCCTCTTTCTTACTATTGTTGATTGCGTTCATGATATTTGCGGTCTTTTGCTGGTGATATCCGAGCAGGAAACACGCCTGCTGCTCCGGACTCAGACGACTTGGAAAAGTTTCTCCCATCTTATCCAGTAATGCAGAAATCTTCGTATCATACGAAATGAAGGCACCGATTTTGTTCGCCTGCTGTGCTTTCTTTTCGAGGAACATATAAGATTTGTGCAGTTTCGGGAACGTTGCTGCAGGGTCTTCCATAGACTGCGCGAGGTAACGAGTACGGAACGTAGATTGATTGTTCGGGTCAATCACACGCTGCGCACTCTCCATCAGCGCAAATACCTGCCCAGCAATGTACACAGGGTTCTTTGACTCTGTATTAAGTGACACAGTAATATCAGTCCTTCCATAATTTCTAATCAGATATGCTTTCAAGAAACCATATCGTGCGTTTTCACAAGTAATTGTGCAACTATTATCAAGCGGTTTCTTACTATCAACAGAAATTCGCCGCAAAATAAGATTAAACGCTTTTTTCGGATAAGGTAATCCATAATCGGCTGAATCCATCAATTCTTTAAGCATGAATGGATTTTCAGCAACAAAGTCCCCCTTATCGTTTTTTGCCCACAACGAATTATAGACAATAGATGGTCGCGCATAATCCATTGATGGTGTATTGAAATTGGGACGGTCAAGCTCCATGTCAGAATAATACTGCTGGATGTCTCTAACGAGTTCCTGCAACGTAATACGTTTGTACGTTGGCATGATGCTTCCCATACCGTCTCGCGTTTTCACTTCGAGCACATTAACCATTACACCTTGCTGAAACGAATCAAGGTCTTTGACATATCCACTCTTTTTAACGATAGAATATACTTTATCAAGCATATCATTACCGCTTTCCATAGCGTGGTAATTGGGTACGTCATCACCGTTAATCAGAATGTCAAGGCTGCGCATAGCAATGATGTCTTCTGCTTCCTGTGGTAAATCGTCGCTCCAAACACAAACGGCATCGGCAATGCGCTTCTTTCGCCCGTCGCTTACAGTTCGCACGCGCTTTCTTGATGAACCGAACACATCGCCAAAGGCTTCAACAATCTTATGGGATTCTAGCTGCGTAATAGGAAACGCAAAACCCTGCTCTCGCCCAAAATAGTTGGTGGCTACATTGTTGTTGGAAAACACGCTATATGATTTTCCTAGGAGTTTGACTTGGTTATGAAGCCGGGCTTCATAACCTTTTTCTCCAGTGAACTGTCCACGTATCACCCGTGAACCTCCACTGGTCATCACTCCATCAACCATTGTATAGCCAACGCCATACTGCTCAACGAACTTATTGTAGGAGTCGACAAACACAGTATCAGCAATAATCGGATGACCGCCATAATAAAAAGTCATCACGCTCTTGCCCTTGGTATTGGCAAGATACTCTTTTACCGCAAGATTTTCTTTTGCTTTATCGACATCCCACGTTTCAAAGAACTTGTACAAGGCTTTCAGTCCATCAGATTCTCCCATGTACTCTTTTACAGCAAATACAAGGTCTTTCTCTGAATCGAACTTTTCTTTCGCTCGCTTGTTTTCTTTTTCGGTATCACCTACCGCAACACCAAGCAAATATGTCTCATAGTCGCACAACAGATAAGGTGTATTACCACTCGTTCGAGGTCCATGTACCGGAACAATCATCGATTCGCCATTGCGATTTATCCTGTCATCGGCCAAACCGAGGCGATAGATACCATCTACCGCTCCATCCGCAGACAACTCAATCGCACATTCAACAGGAATCCGGTTCCAGCCAAACGGAACCAGCGGCTGACCAATCGATGCTTGATGGTCATAATGTGCTATCAATGCATCAAACATTTGCATAACAGCGATACCACTCCCCTTCCAGCAAATTAACGACACCGTTCTTGATTTTCATGTGACGACAAATAGGAATCGGATTATACTTATCAGTATAATCTGATGCAAAACGCATATTCCCAAGGTCTTCAGTTATCGGCTGCGTACAGCCAACATCTTTTTCATCAATTACCTGTAGATTTGCCATACACATACGTTTTCCAAGAAACGATGGCTCGTAGCCAACGCCGTTATTGATGTTACGTATAAGCATTTGACGATACTTCGCTAACGACATGGACTCTTGGATTGATGTCATTTCAACCAAATAAACCACAACGGAATAGTTGACATCTTCCAAGCACTCAATTGACCTTTGATTCCTTGAAACCATGTCATTTGAGCCGTTGACCGTTACCCGTCTTTTGATGATTTTGTTATGTACATACAGGACAGCAGGTATTGTCTCAATTCCCGGATGCCAATAAGCATTATCAATAGCGCCCTTTAACGCAGCAAACGTTGGAATATCATATGTGACACTTTCTGCTCGCGTACCCGGAACTGAAAACGATGCGTGTTCACCCGTAATCCGAATCACCATATAATTCGGGTCCACTTTAACCGCTCTATTGTGCTGACTCAACATATTCGCAGCATCGATAATATTTGACCGCCCAACTACTGGCAGTTGCATGAATTATCACCTCCGATAACTTAATTATATCATTCAGTGAATTATGCAGCAACCGCTTTGCGGGCAATTAAAAAACCGTCTACTTTGATTAGCAGACGGCTTTTGTTGTACCCCGTGCGGGGTGCAACTTCCTGTTATTTCAATCAACGCACCCCATGCGGGGTGTAAAACTCGTTCGAGGTCCATGTACCGGAACAATCATCGTTTCAATCAATGCACCCCATGCTGGGTGCGATGGCAGGATGTTAGCATCCGGGCGTTGCGTGGCATTTCAATCTAATGCACCCCATGTGGGGTACAATAATATCAAATTCGATTTCCTCACGGGTCACCATTTCAATCAACGCACCCCGTGCGGGGTGTAAGGACAAAACCATACAATCTAATGCCTTAGCAGCACGTAGAATGTACAGTTTTGCTAATTATGTGCTTCACACATTAAAGCACTCACCTGCTTACTGCATTGGAATCACCCTCTATCCATTGTTTTTGGCGCGAAGCTCCCAGTAATTTTATGTTAGCTTCAGGTTCGCACCGATTTGATGACTTTATTATATCATATACATTGTTGTTCTGCATCCGCTTTTACAGTTAATTAGCCCACAGTCCAATATCCGCATCATAATCACCGAGATTATCCAATACACACATATTAGTAATACCACTGTCATCAATAATAATCGGCGTTGTACGATTACGCCAATATGTGTCGTATTCATTACGATAGACTGTTACAGAGTATCGTCCAAGCATCCTAATATCCATCTTTTCAACTTTACCAGATTTTATGTGGGTTACAATTTGTAGTATTGCAACAGCCGGAATCACGATGGATACTGTATCATCGTCAATGATTTTAACAGATGCATCAACTTCGCGATAATCAATGTCCCGCTTGTTAATCATATTGATAATATTTTTTGCATCCACACCATTGGCTGCATACGTATAGAGCGTATTAAAATAACTACCGATGGCTGCAGGCGAATCAATTGGATTTTTCGTAAGCGCAGCAAGTGTAGCTTGTTGCCGACTGAGTAGTTCTCCCCTACTGATTGGCGTTTTTCCATTTGCGCGTTGATATTCTTTGGCTGGACCGTCAAACATATAGCACACACATTTATTTACATCAAGTTTACCATTACGATTGACACGTCCGGCAATTTGATAGACGGAATCAAGACCTGTTAGTTCACGGAATCCAATAGGAAAATCAAGATTTACACCACATTCAATAAGCGATGTTGAAATAACCTGACATCCAATACCATTTAACAAATCATTCTTTATCTGACTTAGAATTCGTTCTCTATCCTTTGGTGTTAAATTCGTTGTTAAGCAATACACCTTTTCCTTCGATACATTTTTGAGAATGTCATAAATATATTTTGCTTCTCCCTTGTAATTTACAACACACAAACACTGATTATGCGCCAGTACCAGATTCACAAGACTTTCTATATTTATAGTGCCGATATCTTTTATGGCGCAACGTTCAAACGGTTTTCGAAACCTTTGAACATCAGATATTATTTCTTTCGGAGGTGCTTTTAGAAACCTTTCCAATGGTGGCTGCGTTGCCGTACAAAGGACAATTCGCGCACCATACTGATTTGCCAACACTTCAACAGCCGATAAGCATGGCTTTAAATATTCACTTGGCAACAGTTGAGCCTCATCGAAAATGATAACGCTATTCGCAAGGTTGTGCAATTTACGTGTTTTCCCCGGTTTTGATGAAAACAAAGACTCAAAAAGCTGAACATTTGTAGTAATGATAATTGGACTATCCCAGTTTTCTGAAGCAAGCCTCATTTTCAAACCATTACTGTCATTCTTGAAGTCAACAGAAGAATGGTGTTCAAGCACATTTTCTTCACCACCAAAAATATCTCTCGCAACTTCAGCGGTCTGTGTAATAATTGAGGTGTATGGAATCGCCACAATAATGTGCTTTATATCCGGGTCTGCCTTTGCTGCAGCAAGAGCATATCCGAAACTAGATACAGTCTTTGCACCGCCAGTAGGAATGCTCATTTTGCGGATTTCCCCTTTATGTGACAGACTTCCAGCATTGATAGATTCAAGCATCATATCCGTTCGCATGATGTTGACTTCTTCATCTTTCTTAATTAACTTCTTTTGGCGATTAACATCCGCTGCTTCTATCCACGGCTGTACATAATCCATATACCGTTGAAACAGTATTTCCATGCCATCATACGACTGGGACACTTCTCTTCCCCGCATAAAAGCTGCCGTATCAAGATAATCAGCATCTACCAAGCAAGAAAACAGCATCTTTGTGCGAATGAACGCTTCCATGCCAGTGGATGGTACTGCGTTAACAGTTGGATGCACTATCTTTTCATTTTTGGCTTTTACCGCTACTGCAACGACATCATTTTTCCTATTTGCTATCACATCAGATATCTGTTCTTCTACATTACCATAAGAGGATAACCCACCATGATGACAAGCAATTATTAAACCATCCATTCTAGCTGTATTACCGCCATTAAAAGAAGCAACAGTTGCACCCAAAACGGAATGTGGTGACATTGGAGCATTAAGAGGGTCCAAAATATAGTTTTGAAATCCATCTGTTGCCTTACCGATATCATGCAATGAGCCAACATACTCCGCTTCACCACCACAGCCAAACGGCTCAGCAAATTCCCTTGCTAACGCAGCAACCGCATCACTATGGTTCTTTAAAGACTGAGTGCGTCCATCTTCTGATGTATGAGCTATCAAATTGTTCTTCATAAGTTGGGGCAAGAAGACCTGCAATTTTAGTTGCAGGAGGATTGCCTATTCACATCCTTTCAACAGGCGAGTTGTAACGACCACTACACGATATGTCGAATTATGTTTTAATTATATCATCCAAAAAAGCAATACGCATCCGCTTTATGCCCAAATACATACCGCCACATATTTCTTAGTACGGTATATGTTAGTTTAGCGAATACAGTGTGACAAATCAAACAAGTCACCAATATTACTAATTATTTTGTTTCTGTTGCTCCTTCATCAAAATTGAACATTTATTACTCACGGGTAAAAGCACGGCAACAGTAAGGCACAGAAGTTGTTGCTATGGACACATAATTCCACACAAGATTATGCGACAAAAAGCCCACTGCTGCGGCATCCGTATTTCGCATATCTGTGCTTGGAAGACAAGCAAGCTTGCCTTTGATGGCAACGGCGCTCTCAAGCGTGACGAAACCAACCATGCCACTGCAACCTTTGCAAGTGGTAAACAATACAACTATGACCTTAGTATGAGCCACAACATTGGCATTCGCTACTCTGTCAGAGATTTGCTAAAACCCTTGCCAGTGATAGCAAGGTCTCCGCTTTTGGCTAAAGTTCAGGATGCGGAGCGTAGAATCCAAGTTACACTTGTCACGCTTAAAGCCTTGTACCATGACTTGTCTCACACTGTACAACAAAAGAGAGGTTTTTACACTTAGAAACCGTAAAAAACCGTACTCGGATTTGCTGCCTTTTTGCCGCTCTCCCCTTTCATGTTCCTATCACCCACTAATTCACAAAAGGAGATTTTTTGTTTCCTTTTTAAAAAATTGACTTTTCACATACGCGACAACAAATACCATCTGTTAATATATTACAATTAAATACAATATGTAATGCTGCAATTCTCCGCTTCGCAAGATTTCAGCTCCGCCACTATTGTTATTCAGAACACATTTTCAATATTTTTCGAGACGGTGTTATAGATTTTGAAAAAAGAAACTCCTTTTATCAAAGCAAAAGCCATTTTGTTTTTGCACCGATGACTTTCTGCAATAGCGGAGAAAAGGACGAATCTCAACAAGGTTTCTCATATTTTTCAAAAAGTTTCTCCCTTTCTGGCATAGAAAATCATCAAAAAGTGAGTGTTTTGTTTCGATGCTTCGTTGTATTTGTTTTTTCTGCTTTTTGAAAAATAAAGCTCCCTTTATCGTGTAAAGCTTCTTTCTTTACACATTCATCCTCGTACTTTCCAGCTTCCATGTTACCTGTCAGGAACAGGATTCTTCCAAGAAAGAACATGCTTTTGCAGAAATTCAATATTTTGAAAAACAAAACTCCCTTTATAAAATCAAAAACAAAACTCCCTTTATCAAAAAATATCGCGTAATCAAGAAAAGAAACTCCTTTTGGTTGGATAAACTGTTTTGACACATTTTATTCGATGTTTGTTCTGCATACAGGATAATACGCGGCTCAAATTACAATGCGTCAACTACATTTCACGATACAACGATATAACGCAAGCTTTTTTAAAAAATAAAACTCCTTTTCTTTTTCCTTCCACTCCCCTACCCTCCATGTCAGATGAGGCTTTCCATTGCAAAATCCGATTTTTGAAATAATAAAACTCCTTTTCTCAAAATTAGAAAAAGAGACTCCTTTTATGAAAGTGGGTAACTGTTGCATTTAGCAAGAAAGAACGACGGTAATACTGCAATCAGATTTGTTTTTGCGCGGAAGTAGTACGAGGTACAGAGATTCTTCGTCCAGAGCTCATTTTTTAAAAAATTTTCTCCCTTTATCTTACGGACAGTGCCTAAAAAGTGCAAGATTTATAACGATATATCGATGATATGTACTCTCATATTTTTTTGAAAACAAACCTCCTTTTATGGCTGACGCTATCGCTATAAACCTTTTCACCTCTCCCATTCCACGCCAGTGATGCAAAAAAGTATCACGGCAGATATGGAATTCTCTCGGACTGTCCATGATTTTTACAACAACAAACCTCCTTTTCTCAATTTTTGAAAAACAAAACTCCCTTTCTTAAATTTTGAAAAAAGAAACTCCCTTTGTAAGCACTTCCATGCTCGTCTTCCTTGTTTCGATAAAGAATACCGATGCCTGATGCTTCGTTTGGATGAGGCAAAGTGTCATATCGGCCTTTATTTCACAACGGGACCTCACCTGAAAATTTTAAAAAACAAAACTCCTTTTATCGTATCCGCTGGCACTCCCCTCTTCCTTGACAGAGTTCAGAAAGCGCCGTTTAGTCATGGCTAAATCATCTAATACGGCAAGTTAGTCTGCCTTGTGAATGCTATTTGTCAGTCATGCTCTATCTCAAAAGGAGTTTTGTTGATTACAATATTATCAAAAATTCTCCTTTTGACCCATCAATTCGACTCCCTCTGAAAGTGAAAAAAACTCCCTTTGAGCATCAATAAAACTCCCACCCTACATATATATAATAAATAGAAATAAAAAGATAAAAAATAAAATTATTATTTTTAAAAATAACGACAGACAATAAAACTCCCTTTATCATAAAAGGGAGAATCATATTGACAATTTCCCTTTTATGGTGTAGTATGTACTTACAAAAAAAGACCGAGAAAGCTTATAACAAGCGTTGTAGGATGTCGGACTTCATCTTATAGAAAGCCGGTTACTGTTTATGGCGAAGGAAAAGAAAACTGTTATCGAGGGAGAGGTTCTGGATAGTCAGAATCATCACGCCCGTACTCGGAACAAATTATCCGTTACGAGTATGACGGTAGTGACCAAAAGTAATGAGCTAATACAAAAGACTCGTTACTCTCTTCCAAAGACGCAGCAGAAGTTGCTCCTTGCAATGATTGCGCAAATCAACCCCAAGGAAGACACTGACCCGAATAAAGTCTACACGATGTCTTTCAGTAATTTTTCACGCCTGACAGGTGCAGATACTCGCAGCTCGTCTTACAGGACTTATCTAAAAAACACCATCAAAAAACTGGCCGATTCGAGTTTCTGGGTGGATGATGGTGCAAAATCCAGTGATTTGTATCGCTGGATTAGCGGAGGAACGAATATCGACTTTGAGAATAAGACAATCAATATGCGATTCTCTCCGGAGATATTCCCCTATTTAACGCAGCTCAAGTCCAACTATACAAGCTTCGATGTAGAATATTTGCTTAAAATGAACAGCACATATTCTATGCGCATTTATGAGATTATCCTCTCTTATGATAACGGTGAGACGGATTACGGATACACCAATGGTATCGTGTTTCAGCCTGCAACGGACGAATTTCTGAGAGCCAAGTTTCCCAAAAGTGCAAAGCGTCTTCATGGATTCAAGTATAAGGTTTTCAATATACAGGATTTGAAGCTTCAGCTCTCCCCTGCTCCGGATGATGGCAAGGGTGGAAAACAGGATAAACCCTTAACAGAGAAGTATGCGAGCTACAAAGATTTTGATAAAAATGTTCTTACCAAAGCGAAAGAAGAGATAAATGCTGTTTCCAACCTCTGGTTTGATTATATTCCTGCGCGGATTGCCGGAGAAGGTCGCAAGGGATATCAGTTGCTCTATTTATTCATTCGTTATAAAACCGCTGATGAACTTGAGAAAATCAGAGAAAATAGTGTAGTATCTATCTATGATGATATTATCGTAGAAGACCGCAAAAACAGAAAACATAAAGATTCTGTTGCTGTTCCTGAAATTAGCAAAGGACTAATATCTGCTGATATTTGCAAATTGTCGGTGACAAGAGCAACCAGAGAACTTGAAAAACTGGCAGACTATGAATCTATTCAAGATAAATTCGGAAATGATTTCGAGTCTATGATATCAGGTGTCCTTGTTTATGTGGCTAGAACATTGACAAATAAAAACCCAAGGAAAGCAGACCTTGCAAAAGAAACCTTAGATGCTTTAAATCGTGTTTTGGAGCATAATGAAAACCTTAAATATTGGGTTGTCGGCATGGCTCAAATGATGATTGAAAAAAGAGATGCTGGCAAGTTGAAGTCAGCGCAATACAATGCAGCTATCGTAGTTAATGCGATTGAAGATGTTAAAATCATTGAAGACGGAAAGCAAAAACTAAAAGTGATAGAGAACGGGCAGGCTGATATGTTTAACCAACATTGGATGAATCAGTTTGACGAATGAGAAATACTTTTCCATATTCTCTTTAATTTTACAAACACTCCCGCAGCCAGACGGCACGGGAGTGTTTTTGCGTAAAAATAAGGAGCAACAGAAACTATTAACTCTTGCGTTTTACTTTTTATATAAACAAGCGTGTTTGTTTTCTGGACGGAAGAAACGGATGTTGTTTATGTACATCCTCTACATGCAAGCAGATTTTTCGGCACATAACCAATAAAAATGTTAGAGGATATTATAAATATAGGAGCAACAGAAACATTTGCGATGAGTGTTTTACTTATAGAAGGCAGCGACATTTATCTCCTATATATTGTTGACATTACCTCCTCACATGCTATAATTAAAGAGTAGATAGCAACAGAAATTTTATACTTACAAAATTTACTTGTGAAATGAATGGAGATAAAAATGGGCGCAAAAATTATAACGATTGCCATTGAAAAAGGTGGCTCCGGAAAAACAGTGACGGCCTCCAACCTTGCATATCTGATGGGGGATGAGGGCAAAAAAGTGCTGTGTGTTGATACAGACCCGCAGGGAAACCTGACATTTGCTCTTTCGGGTGGAAACAGTATTACGAGTGGTATTTATCACGGAAAAGCGTTATATGATTTGTTTGACGGATTCAGGTACACCCATACACGAGACTACATAGTAGAAACCGAGTACGAAAATGTAGACATGATACCAGCAAGCAGTCAAACGCCTCGTATCAATAAGAGATTGCAGGATTTGTATGAGGATGCACAGCAATTTGAAGATGAAGACCCCAAAAAGCTATCAAGCATGGGGGACTTCCTTCTTTATTTTTTGAACCAAGTACGCGATGATTACGACTATATCATCATCGACACGCAGCCAACTCGCGACAGCCAAATACTTTCCAATGCCATCGCGGCTGCGGATTATGTGCTGATTCCAATGCAGTGTGATGCTTTTTCCGAAGACTCCGCTTTTCGTACCTATTCAATTTGCAGTAAGTTGAGCAAGGACCCGGCGTCAAGACTCAAAGGTATTGGTGTGGTTCTTACGATGGTAGACAAAGGCGCGGCAACACGTGAGACGCGGGAGGAGTGTAAATCAGAACTCGGCTCCGCACTCTTTGAAGCGGAAATCCCGATGGCTTTGGCGGTCAAAAGCTCTGTAAGAAAATGCGTGCCGGTCTGCTATTCAGCGAGAACGCAACCAGTAGGCAGAAGCTATGCCGCTCTTTACAAGGAATTGAAAGAGCGCCTTGATAAGCTGGAGGAAAACTGAAATGGGTATGAAGACTAAGCCGTCGAAGGCCAACGCAAAGAAAGTTGTCATGCCGAGCAAGGAAGCAATCATGGATTGCAATAATAATGAAGCGGGAGAACTTTTGCTCAGCAAACTTGTGAACGACAAAACTATCGAGTACGCCAGCAGAGACATCATGCTCTCCGATATAAGGCTCAATCCAGATAACGAAGTTTTCCGACAGGATGATAACGATGAGGATATCAGAACTCTTGCGGAAGATATTGAGAGGAATGGGCTAATGCACAACCTTGTCGTACTGCCACAGCAGGAAGGCAAGAATACGGTGTATATGTTGATTTCCGGTGAACGTCGCTATCGTGCTCTTAAATATCTGGAAGAAAAAGACGCAAGCTGGAACACGGTAAAGCATTGCAACGTTATCACAAGTGATTTAACAGATAACGAGAAAAAGGTTTTGCTTTACAGTGCCAACCTTCAGGTTCGCGGCGGATTCGGCAATGAAAAGATTCGCCGAAAAGCATTGGTAAGCTTTATTGAATGTCTGCAAAAAAGCCCATACAATCTAACAGAATCACAAGCAAAAAAGACAATCAAGAGCCTGAGTCCGGAAAATACCAAAACGCTGGATAGGGACATCAGAACAGAAAGAAACCTTTGCGCAGAACTTAAAGAATTGCTGGACAGCGGATATGTAAGCAGAAGCGAAGCAGATATCTACTTGCATTTCCCAAATGGGAAGCAGATGGAAATTGCTGAAAGGTTACAAAGGTTATTTACTGTTGATTGCTTTTCTGATACAAACAAACCGGACGAGCGCAACAGCGTTGAGGTACGGCGTGATAACCTGCACATCACATTCCGTGAGGCGTTGTTTGCCGCAACCAAGGCTGGAACTTTTGAAGAACTCGATGCAATGTTCGCAAAAGCTCTGGAAGATTATGAAACAGGATTGAAAACGCTCAATGAAAAAGCTGCTGAGTATGCTGCTGCGAAAGCAAATAATAGCGAAAAGCAGATGGAAGAGTTTGAGTACGATAATAAGAATCAGGCTGCAAAGGAAAAGAACGATAAGAAAAAAACAGTAAGGGCAGAGGTGTCTAAGAACGCTGCGGAGACCGTCGTTCAGAAAAAAGCACCGGGTATCAAAAGTCAACTTGATGCAATTATCAATCGCAAAAACTATGTGAAATCCCTAAAAAAACAGTCGCCGGAAGTTCTTGAGCAGGATATTCATGCATTAAATGAAGTTATCGAAACAGCAACAGTTCTAAAGGAAATGATTGAAAAAGCACAAAGACAGGACGAAGGGTAATGAATCTGAGCGCAGAAAAGCCAAACCGAAGACCTATCCGATTATGCTCCGCAGTTTATGATGTAATTGACAGTGAAGCAGCGTACCGTGGCGAAAAGGCAGGCACTGTAGCCAATCGAATGCTTGCTGATGAATTAAATAAAGTTGCAGAAGTTGGAATAGAATATTGTGCTGTTTATGGTTCGAGCAAATATAAAACCATCACGAAGGCTGATAGGGGAGGGGAGAGGTGGTACATAATCCCCACAAAAGAAGAAATAGAAAAGCACCTACCTTCTAAAAGTATGGGTGGAATGTCAAAACAAGTTAGTTTTTATTTATCAGACAAGCACCTTACTTTACTGGAGGAAATCGTGCGTTTGCAAAACATAGTAAAGACGATAAACATGGATGGCAAAATCCATACATTACGTTTTGCGGTAATGGGGTTGTTGCTTAATAACGAACTACTCTGTGAAACAGGCGATTGTATCGAGTGTTTGCAAAAAGGTTATACAGATAACGCAAAAAATAGCGCAAAAGCGGTTGCGAAGTGATACATACAATGATATAATAAATACATCGAGAGACGGAGCGACACAAACGGACACGCTACGCCACTCGATGTGAGAGTTGGCGACTTCTTGAGGTTGTCGTTAGACGAATCATGCTGGGCGTTCCTTTCTGCAAAACATAACCACGAATGCATCTATCAGTCGCCCGGACCTTTTGTATGAAAGGTAGAAAAGCTGATAATGCAAAACCGCTATAGAAATTGGGTTTTGATACGAGTGGCGAAGGCGGTTGCGTATCTTGCGCGTCATTTTTAGCAGCGACTCCTATGACAAACCACGAAAGAATCTATACAGCACGCTGCGATTGGGCATAGATATCCTGATGATAATACTGTATAGGTTAAGCCGCTATACAAATATTGTGCGAGTGGCGAAGGCGGCTGCGCACATTCTTGGGGAGGTGTCCGAGAGGTTTATGGAGCTGGTCTTGAAAACCAGTGACTCGTTAACAGCGGTCCAAGGGTTCGAATCCCTTTCTCCTCGCCACCGTCCGGTATGACAATAAACTGCCAACAAATGCCGGGTGTCATTTTTGTCATCCGGCATTTGTTGTAACATAATAAATCAAAAGAAAACATTGTAACGAGGTATTTTATTTATGAACGTTTTTAGAATCGTTGTTGGCTTTGGCGTACTTGCAGGTATTTTGCTTTTCTCTTATCATCTTTATAAAGACACTGTGAGCAACTATGGTCGTGTTGAAGGTGACAAGCTGGCGATTTACCTGTCTCTTGGCATGATGGTCTTTAGTACGCTTCTTGCTGGCATTGCGGCAATTATGATGATTCGCGGTTAAGTTGAAATCTTGAAGACAAAGGAGGTGAGCGCGGTATGAATGCAAATGAACAAAACCTAATTCAATACGTTATTGATGGAGATATCCGCAAGGCGCAAGAACAGGTAAAAATCATTCTGGATAACACGAACACTGCAAAGGATAGTGTTTTCAAAGAAACAATGCTACGAAAAATGTCTGTGAGGCAAATCGGACAAATAGAGCTCCCGTACAACATGAAAGAAATCGCAATCGCAGAAGATGTGCGGCATTTTCCTGAAAGCCGATTCATTTTGCGAGAAAGTGAAAAACAAGTGATTGATAAACTGTTTGCAGTTCGGAAGGCAGCTTTGCAATTACAAGAACTTGGCATTCATTATACGTGTTCGCTTCTATTAGAAGGTGCCCCCGGAACAGGGAAAACCGAATTGGCGAGGTATATTGCATACAAGGCAGACTTGCCATTCGTGTTTTTAAAGTTATCCGGAATTATAGATTCGGCACTCGGAAAGACATCCAAGAATATTGGAACAGTCTTTGATTATTGTCACCGGAGTTCTTGCGTCCTATGCCTTGATGAAATTGATGCAATCGGAAGTAAGCGCGGAAAAAATTTTGACGTTTCGGAAATGAACCGTATTACCATTGCCGTAATGCAAGAACTTGACAGACTGAGCAACAATGTTATTCTAATCGGAACAACAAATCGAGCAGATGTCCTTGATGAAGCACTTGTAAGAAGGTTTACTTTTAAACATCATGTAAAAGAACTGAGCAGGGGAGATGTAGAAGTCCTTTGCCGTAAATTCCTCACGTCTGTTCAGTACCCGATAGAACTTTGTACAGTTGAAACAATCACTGACGCAATTTATGCAAAAAGCAAAGCACCAACCGTAAATGATGTTGTAAGTTCATGCACAGACAACATCATCGAGTGGATAGTTGCAAAAAACAAATTGTAATATGTAAGCAAATACTACGAAATGTACACAACGCAGAAAGGAAAAGAGATATGGCAATCGACATAGAGGCACAAAAGCAGTTATTCAAAAACCTCGTTTCAAAGAATATTCATCGAGACGGTATCGACGAACTGATGAACTGGCTCGAAAATGAAACAGACTTTTTTACAGCTCCGGCATCCACAAGATTTCACTGTGCAGAACCCGGTGGATTGTGCCTACACAGCCTTAATGTGGCGCGAGAAACCGTAAGATTGGCTCGAACATACAATTACAGCTCCGACGATATAGAGCGCAAATCTCCGCTTTTTACAGAAGAGCAGTTGTATCTTGTTTCTTTGTTCCATGATATTTGCAAAACAAATTTCTATAAGGTAGGAACAAAAAACCAGAAAAATGAAGCAACAGGACAGTGGGAAAAAGTCCCGTTCTACCAGTGTGAAGAAACCGTATTTGTTGGTGGAAATGGGCACGGTGACAAATCCGTGTTTTTACTTGCTCAACACATCAAACTGTCCATTGAGGAAATGGCGGCAATCAACAACCACATGGGTTTTACTGCTGGCTACGAAATCGCCGTTGGAGAGTGCTACGAACACAATACTCTTGCGTGGATACTCCATGTGGCCGATGAAGCAGCAGCATATTGGTGGCGCACATAAACAAGAACAGCAAAAGCGAGTCAAAGGCTCCCGTGTACACGCGGGAGCCTTTTTGCGCTCTTAATTAAGCACAAAGCGGTTGCGGAATGGTACACGATATGGTACAATAAATACATCGAAAGAACAAAGGCTTTCCCACGAGAAGTACCATAATGCGAGCCATGTTCTATGAGATATGGGGCTATGGCGCAACTGGTTAGCGCTGGCGGCTCATAACCGCTCGGTTCAGAGTTCGAATCTCTGTAGTCCCACCACAGGAACCTTTAAATAAAAGATGTACAGTACAATTCACCTATAGAAATCGGATGTGATTAAAATGCAGTAACAATTCAGCGAACGCACACAAAAAACGCATCAGTACACAATTTAGTATACAGATTGGTGCGCATCAAGTTGCGTTTCGTGCTCAATCAGTTGAAACAAATCGGCTGATAGTTTAAAGTATAAACCATACAGCAGATGATTTGTTTAAAATATTCGTAACAACACAACAACAAACAGCGAATTAAGGAGAATGTTCAAACAATGCGTAAGAAATTTCGTATGACGAAGAGCGCGGTTGCCGTTGCGATGGCGGCTACGGTAGCACTTGCTGCCACGGGCTGTGGTGCCAAGAGTGACAGCACAACCGCATCTTCTGCAGAAACCAAAACCAGTCAGAGCGAATCCAGCAATGCGGAAAGCAAAGACAGCACTTCTGCAAACGCAGAGATGCCGAAAGACACTTCGAACGAAAAGGATGCCGCATCCGAGGAAAACAAAGAGAATACCGAGGCAAAGGACAACGCCAGCAAAGATAACGGCAACACTTCCAACACGAACCGGAATGCAGCGAACAGCAATTCCACGAGCACCACGAGCAGTGGTAAGAACACCGCTACGAATCCGGCTGTGCCGACTAAGCCTGTTGCACCTGTTGTGGCTGCACCTGTTCAGCAGAGCGCAAACGCCACGGCTGGCAACACGGAGAAGAAAGCATCTCAGACCTACACCTTTACCGTCCGCAAACATGAGCCGTCTTGCACCACCGATGGCTATGACGAGCACATTTGCAACGAGTGGGGTGGTATGAACTACAACGACAATTATGTTCCTGCAATTGGACATGATTGGGATGCAGGTGTTGTCACCAAGGAAGCCACATACTTCGAAAAGGGTATCAAAACCTTCAAGTGCAAGACTTGTGGCGAGACTCGAACCGAGGAAATTCCAGAGCTGGATAAGACTTACCATATCAAGGAAGTTGTTGCGCCAACTTGCACCTCTGAGGGTTATACCGTTTATGAGTGCAATGAGGTCCCCGGCTTGACCTACAAGGGTGAGTATACCAATAAGTTGCCTCACAGCTATGACGACGGCAAGGTCACCAAGGCTGCTACCATTTACGAAACCGGTATCATGACCTATACATGCAAGGATTGCGGCGCAACTCGCACCGAAACCATTCCTCTTGTTGAGAAGACTTGGCACAAGGGCGACACGATTGCTCCTACATGTAATGATAAGGGCTATACCATCTACGTTTGCAACCAAGATAAAAACCTGACCGAAAAGCGCGATTATGTTGATGCTCTTGGTCATGATTGGGATGCTGGAGTTGTGACGAAGGAACCCACCTGTGACGAAACTGGTGTTAAAGTCTACACCTGCTCTCGCGATGGCGCAACCAAGACCGAGGTTATTCCGGCGCTGGGTCATGATTGGGGTAATGGTGAAATCACCAAGGCTCCTACTTGCACCGAAAAGGGTGTTCGTACCTATACCTGTGCTCATGACAAGAATCATACCAAGACGGAAGACATTGCTCCCCTTGGTCACGCTTGGAATGATGGCGAAATTACCAAGCCAGCTACTTGTGATGAAGATGGTGTAAAGACTTATCGTTGCACTCACGATGGTTGCAACGAAACCAAGACCGAGGTTATCCCGGCACTGGGTCATGATTGGGGCGATGGTGAGGTCACCAAGGCTCCTACCTGCACTGAAAAGGGCGTCCGTACCTACACCTGTGCTCACGACAAGAGCCACACCAAAACCGAGGAAATTGCTGCTCTGGGACACAGCTACGACGATGGCATTGTAACTACGGAACCGACTTACGAGAACGACGGCATTAAGACGTTTACCTGCAAGACCTGTGGTGACACCTACACGGAATCCATTCCTGCAAAGAAGTACACCTTCAAGACCACCGTTGTTGCTCCCACATGCACCACTGACGGCTATACCCACCATGAGTGCATTGAAAACCCTGCAAAGTCTTATGACGACACGATTGTTCCCGCAACTGGTCATGCATGGGTTGAGCACACTACGGAAGCAACTTGCAAGGAAGATGGTCATGTTGACCGCGTCTGCTCCTCTTGTGGTGCATCCGAGCAGGTTCGTGTTATTCCGAAGACGAATGAGCACAAATGGGATGCCGGAAAGGTCACGGTTGAACCCACCTGCGATGGCAAGGGCGTCAAGACCTTTACATGCACTGTCTGCAACGAGACCAAGACCGAGGAAATTGCCGCACTGGGACACAACTTCTCTTATGGTTATTGCAACCGTTGCGGCTTAAATAGCAAATACAACCAGAAAGCATACGAACAGGATATCTTCGAGAAAACAAACGCATTACGTTCGCAAAACGGTCTGGGAACGCTTTCTTATCGTTCCGACCTACAGTATGCTGCAGACGTTCGTGTAGAGGAGCTCCTCCAGAATTATATCACCTACGGAGACTACGGTGGAAAATGGGGGAATCCGCATGTTCGTCCCGATGGAAGTGGTGCTGCTACTGCTCTTGGTGATAAACAGGATTTGGTATGTGGCGAAAATGCCGCAGCAGAAGACTGCATCTTTGACGAAGAGCATCTCTATTACCTTTGGTACAACTCTCAAGGTCACTATGCGGCAATGGTTAACCCATACGCCAATGGTATGATTTGTGCCGTGCGAGAGTACAATGGACGTGTTTTCGGCATCCAGATTTTCGTCCGTGACCCGAACTATACCGCCAGCACTCAGTCTACGGTTAACAACGATACGCCCGTTGACAATGCGGCAGACAATGATGCAGAAGATGAGCCGGATAAGCCGGAAGAAACCGTAGAGTACAAGGCTGATAAGGCAAATGAGGGTAGCCTTGCAAACGCAGAAGCTGAGAAAACAAGCGAAAATGTTGTGACCACTAAGAACAATGTGGATACAACAGAAAGTGGCAACACTGAAGACAGCAGCGAAAGCAACGACGCCAACGACGCCAACGACACCGAAAACAAAAAGTCGAACAGCGAGGACAAGGTTGAAAGCGGTGAATCGCCGGAAAACGTGACTGACACTGACGACGAAGCAACAACTCTTATCGAGGATAAAGAAATCTACTTCACCGATGACAGCGAGGAAGATAGCGCATCCGAAGACGGAACCGTTGAAATTCCTTCCGAGACGGTAAACGACACTCTTTACGTTGCAAATGTTGCAAGTGTTGTAAATGATGAAATCGAACCTGCTTTGCCGGAAATCGTAGACGAACCAGCAGAAGTCATCCCCGAAGAGACGGTTCCCGAACCGGAAGCTGTAGAACCCGCAGAGGAAGAGATTGTTTCTGAAGCAACCGAAGATGTGGCAGAAGAAACAGTGACTGAAGAACCCATTACGACCGATGAAGTTGTAGCCGAGTAAGCAATACAGCACCGTAGGAAATTGTTGTAAAAAAGCACCTCAGTAGAAACGTCTAAAACCGATACATACTGTGAAAACGCATCACCCTCAATGAGACTACCCAATGCTAGTTGGAATGTCTCACTTCTGGAAAGCAAGAATCCAACAAGCTGATACATCGTGTGAAAATGCATTAACCCCAACGAGACTACCTAAGTGGCATTAGGTAGTCTCTCTTCTGGGAAAGTGTATGTAACAACGGTAACGCCATTACCGTGTGGGACCACATCCCACCTTTCCCTCGTAACATTCTCTTTTTTACCATCCATCAAAATGTAAAAGGCAGATTGCAAGAACATTGCGGTCTGCCTTTTACATTTGTACTTTAGAAATGTTTTTCTGCGCTTTATTGGAAACATAAACCCGTTGACCATAGCGCTAAGTTATTGTAAAATAGAAGTATAAAAGATAGGAAGGAAAAATGACACAACACCCCAAAAATTCATGAAAGGCAGAAAGGCTTTATATGTCCATTGAAATCTACGAAAAAGAACCAATTACCGTAAAAGATGAATACTGTGGAACATGTCAAATGTATCCTGTTATGATGCGTAAAGACGGAAAAGAACATCTTGTTATTCATCGGAGAGACCCACAACCAGAACCAGCTAACAACTTGCTAAAAAACGTCCTTCGTCTACTCGAAAAGTCTGATGGTCGTTACACAAAAATCTATGGGCCGCAAGACACGGCGTTTGAGACCATCCAAGAAATGATAATGAACCACCGATTATTCTACACCAAAGGAAACTTGTTTTATCCGGAACCAGAACATGGATTTGTCGATTTTAGAGGAACCATTGAAGAAGAGTTTACAATCTTTTGGTATCGCATTTTCAACGACGAAGATTACCTAAAACTAAAAGAAGTTGTAACCTTGATGCAAAACGACAAATATGATGAAGCAGAATTGAAGTTCTGTCAGCTTGGATTATAAAAAGAATTATACATATCGCTCCTACAGGCGTTGCGCAAAAGCAACACCGTGGGGGCTTTTCTTTTTGTAATGTGAGAGTGGCGTATATAGAGTCAAAGCGGTTGCTGGGCAGTTTATAAAATGATATAATAAAGGTATCAAAACAGAAAGGAGTCCAATTATGGACGTCAAAAAGGAGAACAACATCGGAACAGAAAATTTAGACACTGAAAGCACGTTATTAGATACCTCCTACGATGATGACAACGAAGACACGGAAGATGAACGCACAACATTCAGTTCTGCGTATGAAACTGAAACAATCATCAATTTCAACAACGGAGAAAAGGAAGCGTCTTATTACACTCTAAATGTTCACAAAAAACAGATGCTTCGTGACCTCGCAAAGGAAAGGCCAGACGAAGTGAAAATCAAGGAATATCCAAGCGGAGCAGTAGAAGCAACCTTCCCAAAAACATGGATTAAAATCAGACCGCCGCGCATTCTCACTGATGAACAGCGTGCAGAGCTGTCCGAACGCGGAAAGATGCTGGCAGGAAAATTGAAAGAAAGTCGTGAAAAGAAAAAAAATGAAAGCAAATTATAATTTTGAAGTAATTCGTAACGAAAAGAAGCAGGAGAAGCTGAAAGAGGTAATTAAAAATTTCGACCTCAACAACGCAAGCATGGTAATTCTGTATCGGTATTACTTAATGAAGCTCATGCCACTTTTTGATGGGGAGATTCCTGATTTAAGCCAACGCATTGATGATGATTTCTGCGATGCAATGGCTATGGAAACGGCAGGATTTGTAAGCGACGCTGTAAACAACGCCGTTTCAGCCTTTATCGAAAACAATGGAAAAGAAAGTTTCCGAGTAGATTACGATGGAACAGAAGATGAGTTTAAAGAAGAGTTAGAGGATAGTGTTCTCATTGAGTTGGGACAGCAGTTTGAACATGAATTCCTTGACTTCAACCATGAGACGGGAATTTCTCGTGCCGACTATGAAACATCTGCAGCCATCTTCATTTCAAACATCGAAGAAAGTGGAAGTAGCATTACAGAGTATTTTAGGGGTGCATTAACGGCACGTCCGGAATTGTGTGATAACGACAACGAGGAAAACAACAGTGTTGACGATACCGACGACAATTCGTGATTCAATCAACCAGAACAATGGAAAAGTTGTTCTTTTGAGCATCAAAAAGCAATGGCTGGATAAAATCCTCGCTGGCGAGAAAACAATCGAGGTCCGAAAAACAAGACCGTGGGAATTCGAATATCCATTCACAGTTCTTTGCTACGAAACAAAAAAGGAGGGCGGCTCTGGTAAAATCGTAGCCGCCTTTGTGTGTGATTTCATCAAAGATTTGGATTGCTTTACTGAACTTCCTGTTATCATTGACGGAACAGATATGCCGACAGTGACGCAAGAGTTTTGCTCAAAAGGGTGCTTGTCTTACAAAGAACTCTATAATTACGGACGAACATCTGGTCGCTTATACGGATGGAATGTACAGAATGTAGTTCCTATTGATGGAACACTCCAAGACCTTCATATTAGCCGCGCACCACAATCATGGCGCTATTGTTCTCTGGAGGTTTAGCAATGCAAAATAGCAGCTCCGACTTACTCATTAACAGCAAATACGCGATAGTATCAATAGACATTTACTTTCGTATTGGTGCTCAACCGGGAACAGATGCACCACCCAATTACATTGGTAGACACATTGTTCTTGACAGGGAAGCAGAATCAATCAAAATTGACGAACTTGAAAACATAAGAAAAGATATAGCAAGAACATATGGAGTACCAATCAAACAAGTAACACCAGTTGAGCCATCGGAAGTAGAACTGTTGATGGCACCAACTGACGGCACAATAAACTGACTCAGTTCAACCAACAAGAGGAGAAAAATTTAATGTCAGAATTCATCAATGTCATTGCCGGACGACCCGGCGCAGGGAAAACCGCATTTATCCTTAAAGATATTGAAGATTTCATTCGGGACCCAGAGCACATCGCTGTCCTGATTGACTATAAAATTCCAAGCAAGTATACGGAATCCATGCCCGCAAACCTTAGATTCTTTGATTTTTCCCATGCGAGCACCGGAATCGGGTGGGCAATTGATACTGTCAATGCCATCGGACTTAACGGAAAAGTCCGTTTGTATTATGACCAGAATCGCTTCTCAATGCCGCATCACACACGTGAAATGCTCGTCGCTGCAGGAATGGCTGGCGTAGATGTTACGGTTACTGTTCAGAAGTTTGACCAAATTGATGAAGGCGATATCACATGGCTTACCACTATGTGTTACTCATACATTGTTTCAAAGCATCGTCCGCCACGACCTGCGACTGACGAAGAAGTTGAAGTAAAGTACAGAGAGGCACCAGAAAGTAATCAAGCAAACAATTCAAAGGAAAATTACGAATGGCTGAAAACGCGGTTTCAGAAAACAGTATAGAAATTTCTCTATCGACTGATGATTTCGGTCTACTATGTATTTGTGCTATTCGTTCTTGCTTGGGTCAACGAACAGAAATTCCCAAAAAGGTTATATCATTCGTTGAGAAGTATCTGCATGTAATGTCAACGGATACACTAAACAGCATCCTAAAAAATATCCAAGAACATATTTACTTTGGCGGAATGTCATCATTAGGTGATTCGGATGATGCAAAAATGTGGCTAGATTTTTCCGATAAAATAGAGGAAATCCTAAAAGAGCACGAACCAAAATCCAACATCAAAATCGAAAACAATGCTGCATACATTTTGCTTCAAAGTGATACGAAGATACTTTTGCTTGAAAAAGACCCGGAAAGCAAAGAAAAGGGGGATTGGATAGAGAAGGGGAGTGGTATTCATGTCGATGTAGAAGGCAAAGTGCAAATCCCACTACCTGCACCAACCCAAATGAGTGATTGGCATGATGTCGCTCAGAATCAATTTCCTTTGCAAAACGAACCAGTTATTGCCTACAGTGAAGACGAGTTTTTCGCAATGCATTTGGAACAAGTATTTGGTCGAAAGATGTGGGTCGAGGATACCACGAAAACGGTATTCAATAGCATAACAAAATGGAAATATGCGTCAGATTTCATTATGCCACAAATAACAAATACTCAATTTCTTGAAAGGAGTTCTTAATGGGACGATTCAACTTCAAGCAACACACAGAGGACAACTATGAAGTATCTCCGTCACAAGCCAAAAAATGGCTTGAACAAAATAAAGCAAACCGCAGTGTAAACAAAGCCAAAGTAAAACAAATGGCTCGTGACATCAAGGAAGGACATTGGGACAGCACTCACCAAGGAATTGCGATTGCTTCTGATGGAACACTTATCGATGGACAGCATCGGCTACTTGCGATTGTTGAAGCCGGAAAAAGTGTGAAGATAAATGTTACATTCAATGCGACAAAATCATCACACATTGATTCAGGTACAATTCGCACCATGAGTAATCGCTTGCAGATGGGAGAAGAAGGTATCCCGTGGGTAAATCAGAGCATTACTGCTGCAGCGAGAGTCATTGGTGTAATGTTTCCGAAGCTAAACCTAAAAAATGAGGAAACTCTTCACGATTGGCTAAGTCGATACAAAACGGAAATCGAAACGGCTTTCAAATATGTAAGGAAAGTTCCCATAACGAATCTGAATTCTGCAGGAATTACAGCGGCACTTGTTACCGCAGCTATTAACGGCGTTCCTGAAATCTATATTAAAGGGTTCATGGAAGTTCTGTATTCAAGCTTTGCTAAATCCCCAGCAGATGTTTATGCAATCAATTTGCGTGATGAACTGCAAAAATACAAGAAGGGACAGACGGCAGGTAGCGGTATTCAACGATATGCGTACACACGAACGTGCAATCGCATCAACCAGTATTATATGTCGGCTACGGGTCAGCGCGTTGCAAAACGTATTGTAGACGGCGCTTTCCCCTATGATATCCCGGACAAAGACGGAAAAATGATTTACCGAAAAGGTAAATTACAGACACAGTAATCATGGCGAAAACAGAACTCACTAAACAAATCGAATTAGCATTGCAGAAATGGAATCCAAACAGCTATGGTGGATATCGAACAGATTCTTTTCGCAAGGGAATAGACGCATTGGAAGTTCCGGTAGAAAACGGAACGATAAAAGGCGGGCTTATCGACTTTGTTAGAGTGCAAGAATGCTTTGTTCAAGAAAATAAAACAGAAAAATGTAAACTGGAAAGACTTCTTGACAACGGCTGTAAATTTACACCACCAAACATCCAGCAGTGGGCAAGAGAAGCAGATTGTCCAAAGGACACAACAACACCAGATTTCTGTAAAGGAACGTGTACAAATAAATTTTGCAAATACCATAAAACAAACCATGATTATGAAATAGATACGGTAATAACTTGCGTAGAAATAAAAATATCCGTGTCCGATTTTCATAGTAAGCATGGACACAATATGGTGGGACACTGCAATTACTATGCACTTCCTGCAGAAATGTACTCAAAAGTTAAAGCTGAAATTCCAAACGATATCGGGATACTGCTTTACCTATCAAATGGAACAATTCGAAAAAAGGTCGAATGTGAACCAAAGGTATTGTCTGAAAAAGAGCAAAAGCAGCTTATTTTTTCAGCAACAAAACGGTTCGCAAAGGCAAAAAAAAGAGGAGGTTCTTAAACTTGAAATTGAAGCAATTAAAAAAGAAAACGCGTGGTCAGCACAAAAAGGCATCGGTTGTAAGCCGTTTGATGATGCCTGAGATTCGTTCGAAAATCCTATGGACATTGCTTTTTATGCTGATTTATCGACTTGGGTGTGCCATCACAATCCCATTCGTCACAACCGCATCACTTGAGAATATGTTCAGCAGTGTTTCAATTTTGGACTACTATAACTTGATTTCTGGCGGTGCTTTGTCTCAGTGCGCTGTTTTTGCCATCGGTGTGACTGCATACATTAACGCAAGCATCATTATGCAGCTACTTACAGTTGCAATCCCAAAATTAGAAGAAATCAGTAAGGATTTCAACGGAAGAAAGCAGATTGATAAGATTACTCAGTATGTTGGATGTGCTTTAGCTGCCATCACAGCGCTTGGTTATTTTATGATGATGCGCAACTATGGTGCAATGAAGTACACTTCCGGGTGGAAAATGTATGCAGAAGCACTCGTTGTCATGGCTGTTCTCGTTGCAGGCGCACAAATCGTCATCTGGCTTGGCTGGATGATTGACGAAAAAGGGCTTGGTAACGGAATCTCCATGATTATCTTTACGGGCATCATTTCTCGTTGGGATGGAGTCATTTCTTTGGTAAACAACTCTATTGCAAAGGCTCAAAGCGTCAGTAAAGCATATTATTTGATGATTCCCGGAATTGTCGCATTTGTGCTTTTGGCAACATGGTACGTCGTCCACACAAGTGATGCCGAACGGCGAATCCCGGTTCAGTATGCAGGTAAAGTAAATGGACGCAATTCTTCCGCATCACAGAGAAGCTATATTCCGTTGAAGCTGATTATGTCGGGTGTTATGCCCATCATTTTTGCATCGACACTTTGCAGTCTGCCGTCTATTGCATTGATGTTCATCAAATTTAGCGACCATCCAAAGTTGTATACTACGCTTTATGCTTGGCGCTCTACGAATCCGTGGTATGTCGTTGTTTTTGTGATTCTCATTTTCCTGTTCAACTTGTTCTACATCAGTATCACATTTGACCCGATTGCAATGGCAAACAATCTCCGAAAGAATGGTGGTAGTATTCCGGGTATTCGCGCAGGTAAATACACAAGCGATTACCTTGAAAAAGCATGTCATTCTCTTGCAAGCTCCGGTTCGTTTGTCTTATCTGTGATTGCTTGTGTACCGATTATCGCTTCTGCCATCACGGGATTCAATATGCACTTCGGCGGAACAAGCTTACTAATCGTTACAGGAGTTGCATTGAGTGTTGTTGAATCCTTGAACAGTCAGTTGGTTGTACGCCACCACGAAGGATTTCTTTCATAAGATAAGAAGGAGGTATAAAATTGAGTGCCATGAGCATTTTAAAAGGTGCTATTTGCATCGTCCTTTTCATTGCATCGCTTTTCGCAATTGCCGCAACACTTTTGATGGACAAATCAGAGGGAGATAATCTTAGCGTCATCAACGGCATTAACGAAACAATGCGGTCAAAAGTCACTAACACAAAGAAAAACACTCTAAACCGAATTGTCATTGTGACGATGACAATCATTCTCGCATTGACTGCCATTGTATATGTGCTTTCCGCAAAGGGGGTGTTGTGATGGCTAAATCGTCAGCAAAAGAGAAGTTTTTTTCAGCCGCTAAAGCAACAAAAAAGTTCATCTTCGGAATCCCACATTTCCTTAAAGAAATGGTAGTACCCTCTAAGGTTACGTGGCCCACAGCCAAAGAAACGACAAAACGGACAGGTGTAGTTTTGGTCGTCAGTGGAGTTTCCGCCGTTATTATCCTCCTAATGGATACGGCGTTCTCGCTCCTGATGAAAGTTCCTTTCATGTTCTAACGGTAACAGCATTTTTCAATGTTGGTATAATAACCAACGCACAAACCATATAAAAATCAAAAACATTAAGCAAATCCACCACAGGCAGCTTTTATGAGCAGTTAATGCACATGAGAGCTGCCTTTTGGTTTGTGTAGACGAAAGCCTTAAAAGGTAAATATAAGATGTTGCCATGTCAACGGAAAGGACCTAAAAATGTACTTTATGGAACTCGCAAACAAATTAAAAGCAAGAAAAAAAGAATACACATGCTTTATTCGTAGAGATAAAGAAATCTTTGCGTTTTCTTCAAAGAACCCATATTTTCGTGGTGAAAAAGACTTCTTAACGGTGAGCGACGTGTTTGAAAAAGAACGCACGAAAAAAATTGTTCCGAAAGCAACGGATGATGCAGGCTATATCACATACGTTCTGCAGGAAGTCGTAAACAGAGAATTATTTTCTCCGAATATGTTCGCAACTTACAGCAGTGCGTATGACAAAATGGAACGTATAATGCAGAAAAACTTCATGGTGGATTCGCTCGCTGACTTAGAAGGAGACGGCGAATGGTGCATCGAAAAGCGCAGTGCATGGGCGAATGACTTGCCGGTTACGCATGCGTCGTGGGATGCCTTTATCAACGCTATTTTAAGCGACAGTCCCGCCCAACTGATTAAAGAGTAAGGGAGACTCAGATGGTTAACAACAAGAACCTATTTGATTACCGATGCTGGATAAACAATGCTGGCGAATACATAGCAAACGCAAAGAACTTTCCTCCTGTCGTAAAGGTTGTTGCGTCTCTGCAAAATTTCGACTGCAGATTATGCGAAGAAGTCATTTCGACAAACGTAAAAAAGAACCCACAATATGGGCTGCTGATTACCGCCATTTATGACAAAGATTGGATTGTCGATACGGCAAAAAAGTACAACAATGAACTTTCAGATGACACCATTATGGAAGCTTTCAGCACAGGATTCATTCAATTCGGCGAAACGGTGTTTTGCGAAGTTCATGAAGTTCTCGGAAAAGTGCAAGGATGCGCACAGTGCTATGACCTTCGCATTCTTGTTGCGTACAACGCAAAAATGGACTGGTATGAATTGAGCGTTTTTGTTCCTGTTGAAGAAGATGCAATTACGACTTTCCCAGATATTTTGCAGAGATACAAGCTCGCAATTCGACAAATCGAAAAATATCTGGATACAAACGCATATGGCGAAAAGGCAAAACGTTTTGTAAAAAATATTGTAACGCCATACAAAAAACAGAATTAACACAAGCCAAAAAAACATTCAAACCAAAAGGGAGAGAAAAATAATGAAAAATGAATTTGACTGGCATATCCAGATTAACAAGATGCAGAATCTCAATGATATGATTGGGAAACAGCTCGAATGTGTGGATGCGGAGCGCCTTGCCCATACGCGCCAAAAGAAAATCCGCAGCAAAAAGCGTAAAGATACCTTTGTTGCAGCAAAGCGCCGTCACAACCTCTGCGCAAGCAGGGGAGTAGGTGGCAAACACACGGCAGAAGGCTTTATGAAAAAAGGATATACTCATGGTTCATTCCATGAAAACCCTTACAGCCATTACGCCAAACATGGGCTGAAAAATAAGGCTCCCGCGAAAAACTATTCTATCTCTACTTATCGCCGCGAATGCGCAGTAGAAAACAAGATGATGGAGTACATGAGTGAGGAACCTGAAAAGTTCGAAACTTATTTTATGTACGATGAAGGAAATGAAGGGGATATCTTTTATCATGACCTTCTGAATTTTATTCGCACAGCTTGTTCTGCGACAGAAGAAGAGCTTGCAGATTGCGGTATTGTCGAAATGATGGTCATTGCATATCAGCTCGGAGAAGCAAAACGCTTTGGAATCAACGAGGATGATGTGACAGCTCCCTGCGTTACATACGATGATTGGGGTGACCCGATTACACAATACAAGCCGATTCGTTTGCACAGCACGGCACAAAAACTTCTTAACCGGGGTTGGGCAGATAACTACACAGCCATCGAAGACAACCAGTGGTGGGAAGATTTCTGCGATTTTGATTGGCAGTCTTTGTGATTAGGAGGGCTAAAGAAACAATGTGTAAGTTTGAATTTAAAACCTACAAACAGAAGAAAGAAACTGTTGAGACTTTTGAAGACAGTGTTTGCAACGGCATCCCGAAGGGTAGACGTATGCTCAAAAAGGCATTTGAAGACAATGCAGAGTGTGCCGAATTCTGGCTTCACGGCGACCCAAATGAGAGCGGAGAATATCGTCGTTCAGTCCTCGTTTTTGCATTCGACATGAAAGACCACGATACCGTTTCTTACTTTGTTGGACAGAAATGGCATACAAAGAAAATTTCCGAGGAGGAACAGAAAGCATGGGCAAACTGATTGATACAGTTCTCAGCTCCGGAAAATCCACAACATCTGAGAAAGCGGAAATCATTCACATTTCACTGAAAGGCAAAGAGCTCGGTTCAAACTCTTTTGTTGGAATGTTATTAAAGCAGGTTGCCGAAAACGAACAGGTGAGTTTGGCAGAAGCCAGTGCTATACTTGGTTGCCTTACTAAAAAACCTGCAATCATCTACTTTGATGACATCATGGAAGCCAGCGATAGAACGCTTTTAAGTCCCGGACTTTTGATGGAGTTTGGAGCAGACATTAGGGCTTATTGCCCTGAACAGTGGAGCGTTATCATTACCAAGAGCGTTGAATCCGCAAAGGGATGATTCCAATGTTGGTATAATGACCTCGCACAAATAATGTAAAGTTTCAAAGAATTCAAGAAAACCCACATACAAGAGAGGCTGTTTCCGTGATTCACAGAAGCAGCCTTTTTATTTGTGCAAAGAAACCGTCAAAACTGACGGGGAAATTTTAATAGTCGCAACATGCGGCAGAAGGAGTAATGTGTCAATAACCCACGACTAAAGTCGCGGGCTTGCATCCGCGAGTCTACGAATTAGAAGTGTCCGAAAGGATATGTTGACTACCCTATGCGCATTAAGTTGCGCCCCGTTATAAGCGAATAGATAGTTACCGTGCGGCGTTAATCCTAACTGCACGCTCTAAGACAACACATCACGTAAAGCCGAGGTAAAGCCGACAGGTGTGGCTGTATTAAACCGCTTATAACCTTGGGGAAGGATTTTTACCCTCTTCGGAGGAGTGAGCAGCTTCTTTTTAGCTGCCAGAGCGCCACTATTCATAGTGGTGCTTTCATAGTCGCTATGGCTTTGTTGCCATACAAAATATATTTTATTTTCAAAGAAAGGAAGTGAATGGGCAATTCCTCCCACGACTGAAGTCGCGGGTCTCCTTGCCCTAATTTATGAACACCGAAAACAACAAGAATAACAATATTCTCAACGACGATATTTCCATTGGAACGATTGTCCGAGTTCGCAAAAGCAAGAAAAACGGAAAACTCATGGCCTATAGCGAATGTGGCAAAGTGATTCTCATTTCCAACCAGAAAGGGCTTCATGTCGGTTTCGCAGAGGTCACGTCCTTCTCTGACAGGGGGAACTATTATATCGCAACAGTAAAAAATGTTGCGTACGATTTTTATCAGGACTATGACGAGAACGGTACAACAGCCGTTCCGTATGATGAGTTCAAGGAAATCTTGAAAATTCAAGGCTTTAAACCGGAATACAGCGAACCCATTGATGAGAACAACGTTTTCGATGTATGGGCGAATCTGAATTCCGGCGTACTTATTACCATCGAAACTTGGAATCAAGACGGAGAACGAGGCTACAACTCAGTTAAATGTTATGTGCCAGTGTGCGGTGGTGCTTTTACAATGCGCCAATCGACTGGCTTTTCCCATGGCAGCAATTATTTAAGCTGCTTTAATATCGTGCATAATACGCGTGATTTCCCTTTGCACGAGTGTTTGGAATTCAACGACGGCTCTATGGATTGGCATGGCGATACCCCATCTCTGTGGCATTATGGCGAAGGGCATGATATCAACTATGCAAAAGCACTGGCGAAAATTCGCAAGTTTGCAGACCCTGATATCGGCGAGCGTTTCAATATGCAGTTGGATGAAAGCTTTGCCGCATACGCCAAAAACGGTTATACGGCAGACTGAGAGGTGAAGCATGAAAACGACAGGGCATTATTACCGTTCACGCAAAGAATATGAACAGCGAACGGGTAAATCCGCCAAGTACATCCAAAACAACCCGTGTATTCACATTAGTGGCAGTGTAAGAGGAATGCGAAAACTCTTCTGGGGTTACAAATGTGATGTCGTGCGAGTTGGTTCATGGATTTACAAAGTGTGAGGTATTACTATGCTTATCATAAATGACGATGGCGACTTGCTCACAATTCGCGAGTTTATCGAATGGGAGTACAACGGCGGAAAAGGTGATTTCCAACCGCATACAACAACCAGAACTTGGAACAATTTACCCGTTGATGCAAAAATCGGGTATGTTGCTTGCAGTGTGTACGGAGACATTGTAGGAAAGAGCAAATTGTTTCTTAAAACGGACAACAAAACATATCTCCTGCACAATGCTCAGAACGACGTGAAAAAACTGGAAGCGATTGACGAATATCTACACGAGGTATATCGCAAAGCAGAGCATTCGTTCAAAAGCAAAACCGGAACATCGTTCAATCAAACATCGCTAAATGTCCGACTTGACGCGATTGCTCAATACATCGAAGATAACTTCGATAAATGTATCGAAGCTGCGAAATGTGCAATTCATATTTCAGAGATTTAACGCCTAAAGCCGTCCACCAATATGGGTGGGCGGCTTTTGTAATACCTGTTGGTATAATAACTAACGCACAAACAAAGTAAAAAACAAATCGTTTAAGATAGCCATTCAAAGATAAGAAGTAACTTTTATGAGAAATCGTGGAAGTTGCTTTTTTGTTTGTGCGAGAAGAATCCATCACAACAGACGGAAATATTTTAATGGTCACATCAATGTGACAGAAAGGAAGGAAAAGTGAAATTGTACAAAAAGCGAGACACAATTCTCGCAATTGTCTGGGACCCAGACAACGAAAGTGCTTTTCGTGAAATTCAAGAATTGATTGAAAAGCAAAACCGAATGTACCAAATGAACTACACAGTAAACAAACTTGGGTACTCCCTAATCATCAGCCAACAGTTTGAGCAGAATACGATAACGCTTGCTCCTTATGAATACCTTGTAGAAGGCAACAATGGAAACATCTTCAAGATGCAGTCGAAAGAATTTGACCTTCTTTATTGCGAGGCAGAATCAGATAATGCAAAAGAGGAAGAATCTTCGTACAGCAAAATGCTGAACACATTTAGGAATTCAAAAAGCATAAAGGTTGCAGATATGGATGCTTTTCTGAATTTTTACTGCGTCAGAATGACAGACATCAGAAACGAAAAAACACGTATCAGAGTGTTGATAGACTGGATGGATGTCGTTGAAGCATTTGGATTGGATGAAGCAGTCAGAACGAATGACGATTTCATCACAAGCTACATAGAGTGGCATCCGTCTTTGAAACACGATTCGTGCATAAAAATGGTTTTTGTCTACAACACTGCGAACGAAACGATTACGTTGGATGTTGATATGACACCAGAAGAATACCAAAAAGCTGCGAAACGTTTCGTGGACCAATTTGAAATCACATTTGGTCGCAGTCTTGAATCTGAGTGCAATGCCAGACTCTCCCATTGTGATTTGGATGCACTCACGGGTATTCCGTATGGAAAACGTCAATAAAAAAAGGTGAACGCTATGCAGATAACTACAACTGATATCATCGCCACACTTCGTGCAGTGGTAAACAAAAACACAAAGCTCTACAAAGAGGATTTTAAGCAGGATATCAAAATCTTTCGCGAAGCAGCAAAAAATCCAGACACTCCAGAAGAAAAGAGAACATTCCTTTGGCTAAGCAGACCTATGGGCACTCTTTGTGTGCCGGAGCGTGATGCGTTTATCAAGGACACTCCGAACTACATTCGTTGGAACTATTACCGTGAGTTTGATAGTTCGGAAGGACAAAGCGCCATTGCTTACGTTGTCGTTGTTGATGGAAAAGTTGGAAATAAAATTTCCGGCGCAGTCTATCCAATTGATTACATCAAGCATTCTGCACATACCACAAAGGCAGCAATACGAACAGAAAGCAAAAAAGTCTCTTATGAAAAAGGAGACATCATTCTACCGAGTGAGAAGTCTGCATGGTTTGAAGATGAAGAACTCGGTACGATTAAATCCATTGAATATCTTCCGGTAAACCAAGAGGCTTTGAAAGAAGTGCTGCGAGCCGAAAAAGAACGACGCACTAAACAGGCAAAAACCACAACCGTAAGCATTTGAGGTGAAAAAAAATGGAAAACAAAGCAATTAAATTATTTGTAGACATGGATGGGACACTCGCAACTTGGAAGTTAGCGGCCTCAATGGAGGAGTTACTTCAAAAAAATTATTTCCGCGATTTACCTCCATATCAATCAGTTGTCGAAGCTATACGGCTTATTATCAACTGTAAGCCAGAAGTTGATGTTTATGTTCTTTCGGCGTATATGCCAGAGAACGAAACATCTGTCGATGAGAAAGGCGAATGGCTTAACGAGTTTCTCCCAGAAATCGACAATGAACACCGTATTTTTGTACCATGCGGATGCAGTAAGGTTTCCTTCGTTGAAACTCTCTTTGACTGCCATGTAGATGATAGCTTCGTTCTTTTGGATGATTACTCTATCAATCTGCATGAGTGGGAGAGAGGAAATGGACGAGGAATCAAGCTTCGCAATGGAGTTAACGGCACAACCGGAACATGGGTGGGGCATGAAGTGACAAGGTTTGAAGCCCCAGAACATATCTATCGGCACATATGCGACATTATGTTACCAAACGACTAAGGGTTATACCCGGAAATGTAAGGAGCACAAAAGATGTATAAAATTTTGAAGCGCGGATACTATTACGGCAACACACATAAACCAGAAGAAGAATTCTTGCCGACATCATATCCAACAGAAGAGATGGCGTATATGGCGGCAGAGTTAAGTGCCTTCGAGGCCGCACAGGAGCTTAATTTCAGCAACCGGGAAAACAACGGTAGTGCAGAAAGCGTCTTCTTTGCAGTCGATGAAGACCAAGACGATTTTGACTTTGTGGTTCGTTGCTGGGATGGCGATGATTATCAGGTTGAAAGCCGCTATAAGGTTGTTGAAGAAAACTAGGAAGGATGTGAACGGGCAATTTTCCCATGACTGAAGTCGCGGGTCTCCTTGCCAATACTTATGAAATTTTCGAACAGAAAAAGCGACGAGAGCGTTGATAAACGCGTACAGTTCTTACTAGATTCGATTTATGAAAAAGAGGGCTTTCGTTGCAAAAGACCAAACGACGAAAAAATCGATAAGCGTGGAGTTGACATTATGCTTCACTCACCCAATACGGACTCAATCCTTTGGGTTGATGAAAAATGCGCAACACACTATTGGGACAGAAACCTCGATACCTTTAGCTGTGAACTAACTTGCAATCGAACAAAGGACCACCTTGGTTGGTTTGCACAGGAAAGAAACGGCTACAGTGCAACAACACATTACATGTTTGTGTGGGTCAGAGCACTTGAAAAGGAACTTGTTCACATCAGCTCATTGGAACTTGCTCTGATTAACAAACATGACCTTCAGACGTACTTTCGACTGTCTGCAGATTGCAACGCAGATACACCGACAAGCAAGGTTATCACGAAACTGTTCGGACAAACTCCGGTAGTTGAAGTGAATAAAAACTTAAAAGTGAGAAAATGCGAAATCTTCCCGGAATTTCCGGTAAACGCAATCTTCTCGAAAGAGCTTCTGTTGGATATGGCTATCTGGTCAAAAACATACGACAGATTCGAAGTACGTGATGCTATTGTTGCACACAAAGTAAAACTCTTTAAGGAGAGAGAGGAACTTCGGAAATGAGCAATAAAAGAAAAGACTACATCTCTTGGGATGAATACTTTATGGGAGTTGCAGAACTCTCGGCAATGCGAAGCAAAGACCCGAACAGTCAGGTTGGCGCATGTATTGTACGGGACAATAAAATTCTATCCCTTGGTTATAACGGAATGCCCATCGGATGTGGTGACGACATTATGCCTTGGGGGAGAGAGGGTGAAAATCTCAATACTAAATACATGTATGTATGTCACTCGGAGCTGAACGCAATTCTGAACGCGGGAAAGGATTTGCATGGTTCTACCATGTATGTCACGCTTTATCCCTGCAACGAATGCGCAAAAGCAATTATCCAGTCTGGTATCAAAAAGGTCATCTTCTTGGATAACAAGTACAAAAACACAGAAAACAATATCGCGGCGCGATTCCTTTTCAAGACTGCTGGTATCGAAACTGTCCAGTACACAAAGTCAAGTCGTGAAGTATCGTTGTCGCTCTAAGCACTATAAGCCGCTCACTCTGTGAGCGGCTTTTTCTCGTCTTTTGTTGGTATAGTAATAAGAGAAATTCTAGGGGGTTACGAAATTGAGTTGCTTGGATTAAACCACTCGATTTTGTAAATACCCATCAACGAAAGGATAAAAATGCCATGTTTACAATGATATTTGTAATAGTCTTTGTGCTGGCGTTGCCCGGAAATGTTACGATGTTCACAAACGAAGCTCACGGAACATCAGTATCGGGCGAGGAAAATGTCACAAGAAATTTGGAAGATGAAAATCAGTGGTATGACGGCGTAAAGAATGTCATAGGCGATGCAAATGGAGATGGCACATTTACTCTGGGAGATATTGTTTCAAGTGTCATGTCATTTTTCAACGGAGGAATATCACAAGAAGACAAGAGTGCAGCAATTGCAGAGGATGGAGGCGTTGCTGCTTATGATAAAGAATATACGGACTATACAGATGCCTTCAACTCTCTGACGAAGCTAAGCGCAAAGGCAATGAAGAAAGGCATTGAAAAAACCACAAAAACAGCAAAAAAGCGAGCAGAAAAAGTACAGTCCTCTGGCAACAAGATAGTTGATAAGCTTTACAGCTCAGACGATTCTGAATATACAATCTGGGATGGCGATGACTACTGGGATTCATGGGAAGGAACAATGTATGAGGGTCATCAAGAGTATAGAGCGGGAACATTCAACTACAACGATGGAAATACATACAGAAACAGCTATACAGGTGATGAAACAAATATAACCGTTAATACCCCTGTACAAGATGGAGACGACGAAAGTGTAAGCCAAGATTTGGCAATCAAAACAGTAGTTCTTCAATCATGCGCAACAAGCGCAGTTACAAAAAAAGACTCTGACGATGCATCTAGTGACAGTACCTCCGATACCAGCAATAAAATCGGAGTCTATATGGATTTTGGTGATAGTGATGTCACGGAAGACGACAAGAAAACCGCCGAATACCAGATGACTCGTATTATTGCAGAAGTTGCGGGAAGAGGACTGTCCATGTCTGATTTGAAATCAGATGAAGAAACGGATAGTATCTATGCCATAACAATGACTGCGACACCGGAAGTAAGCTATAAACGGCAAGCAGTAGAAATAGAGTATGATACAGGACAAACAAGAACTGAAACAGAAGAATTTTACAACGAATATCTTCACGAAAAGATGACACGTCAGGTTGAAGTTCCTATAATGGCATGGCGTGTTGACCATTATGATTGCTATGTAGATGTTACAGTAACACCGACCTACAAAGTTACCCTTGCAACAAACGTAAAACAGAAAATCATAGATACCATGGAAAAGAAAATGCAAAGCGATGAAGACAAAACCGCATTTGAATCAATGGTAAGTGATATGTTTGATACACAGTATGAACAAGTGTGTACATTATACGGCGTACCGTCTTTTGACGATTATAATAACGGAGGAGGCGGTTCATACTCCTCAATGACTCCAGAGGAAGCCGCCGCACTTCTCGAACGGTTACAAAATTTGGATGGACTTTCATCACGGCAACAACAAATCATTGATTTGTGCTATAAATTGGTAGCGGCAGGAGATGACGTGCAAGCAGTTGCAAGAAGTCTTAATATCCGCATTGAAGGCGGCAAATGTCAACGATTTGTGGCTGACTTATACGCCTCCGCAGGTCAAACACGAGTGTCATACGGTTCAGCACAGGACGCCGCAAACACATTAACATTGTATCAAACAACACCGGCAAACGGTTCATGCGTTTACGCTTATAGTTCATCGGCACCAAGCGCTGGACATGTTGGAATCTATATTGACGGGCAAGTGTACGAATGTATAGCAGACAAATATGGAAATGGTCTGTTCCATGTTATGGACTTTGAGGCTTGGAAAGCTCAAGGCTATATCACATATCGCGGCTGGGCAACAAACAACTGGGACATTTCACAATAAATACCCTATTTACCGAAAGGAAGTGAAGGGAGAGGTTTTTCCCGCAATTTATGAAGAAAAAAATGAACACAAAAGAAAAACTATCTGTAATTGCACTATTTTTGCTAATTGCAATTATAGCGGTTACAACGATTGCACTTTTCTTCTTAAAAAAGCCAACGGATGATACAAAAGAGCAGGTTGAAGTAACAGCAACACCGCAACCTGAAGCAACTGCAGAACCAACGGTTGAACCAACAGAACAAAACTTTGAATTATTGGAAAGCAAAGCTCCAACAAATCAAGGTATAACAAACTATAGTGAAGTAAAAGGCGAAAATGGACTGAGAAAGGATGAGAACAAAACCTTTGTTGATGAAAACGCAACAGATGAATACATTGTAAGTGATGTTTCCACACTCGTAGGGAATCACGTGTATCGTCAAAATGAAACGATGGCAACCATTAAAGAGGGTAGATTCTATCAGTTTTATGGCAATGAAATAAGCTGGTGTGATGCTGATGGTTGGTCAGACGACCTATATCTTCCGAGAAAAGAATTCACCGGAGAAAGGGTCTATGTTGTTGATTATCCGGACGAGGTTGAAAAATTTCATACACAATGGAAAAACGGACAAGCAATTCTAAACAAAACCGAAGAAGGTAAAGAAGGAAACATCATCCTAAATGGTCGCTTATTAGAAAACTGCCAATTCATTAGCTATAACAACGACTATTATATCCCTTTGGCAAATATCGCTCAGGAACTCAATAAACAAGCTTGCTACAAAGATACCACAAATGCTACTTACGATATTCCATTGGAAACAGGTGATGGTCTTTCAATTTTAAAGGTTCCATATGATGCATCCACCATTGGATACGTAACCAATAAAAAATTTACAGCCGGAAACAACTCGGAAGATGCTGGTGATGATGCATGGACAGAAGAATTCCACGCGGGAGCAGGAAATTCCTGTTATGTTCCACAATCTGAGTTGTCGCGTTACACAGGCTGGTACATCTACACAAATGGAAGCGTGGTTTCCATCGTAACAGACAAACTAAGCGTTACCGATAACGTTGTGTGCAAAATGGACCAAGGAAATCGCTCAGCAAAAGCTCAGATGGAGAATGGCGGAACAGTCACACGGACCAACACAGCGGATGAATTGGAAAGACTACTTGGTACAGATAATGAAGATACAAGTTCAGAGTCTAACACAGAAATTTCGAACAGTATAGACGTTCAAAAAGAAGATTCCACAGAAGTGGAAAACTAAACAAAATTAAAGCCGCCCCATTGGGGGCGGCTTTTTACTATTTAGGGTATTTGTATCAGCTTGTTGGAGCTTCTTTATCGAACGACACAACAAGTTGAGCGCATTTTAAGGCTGACGAATAAGTACAATACCTAACAGGCACATGAGCCCCTTTAGCGATGGTGACAGCCTTCCAATAAGTCGGATGGTTCAAAGAATTTGCCTGAATCCACACAACGTCAGCACTTTTAATTTGTGAAGCAACAAGCGAATCCGTAAAAATCGCATCAGGCAACATAGAACGCATAGAACTAAGCCAAGATGGATGTCCGCCAACAATAATGTGTTTTTTGGTAAGGTGATATGGAAATTCAATGCCAGAGGACAAATCATCACTTATATCCGGTGTGGTATCTTCTGCGGATTGAGACAAAGAATAAAGAAGGTCACGCAATTCAGCAATTTCATCTTTCTGAGAATCAATAGTCGCTTGCATAGCGGAGATAGTCTGATTTGCTCTTGATTCGGCTTTCTTGGCGTCATAAGATGCTTTTTCTAAGCGGTTATTCTCTTTTTTCAAAGAAGAAACATCATTGCAAAGAACTTCATTGTTCTTCTTTTCAATCTCCAACTCTTCTTGCGTCGTCTTAAGCTCTTCAGCAACATCGGTTGAATCGAATGTAATCTTATTTTTTATAGCCTGAGACAACATAGTAGTTGTAAGGAACGGAACAAGTTGCTCTTTTTCAGTAATACCAAGCTCCTTGGCTTTTGCGAGAGCTAAACTATTGAAGTGTTGTGAATCTCTTGGCATCACGATGTCAGTCATCAAACACAATGCACGAGCATAATTGATACGATAAACTTCTGGAGTATCATCGTCATTTTTTATATCGGGGGAGTTTTCCTCAAGAGTAAATGAATCCCAGTTAAAGTCAATCGCATCTCCGCTCGAAATTCCAGAAGATGATTCATTTGCTGAACCACTATACAGCGAAAATGCTTGGCGTTCATTGGGTGAGTAAGTCCAAGGCAAAGCAGCGCTGCACAGCCCTAAAATTCGTGCAACAGGATAATAAAGCCACGCAATGCTATCACAACGGTCAAGCAAATACAAAAAGGCAAAACAGTATTCGTATGGGTCGTCAACTAAATCGTTAGCAATAATAGAAGCAACCTCAGAACCGTATCGTTTTTCAAGTTGTGTCTTTGTTAGTGAAGTGGACATTAAAGCGTCAATAGTAAAGTATCGAAACTCATCGGTAGCCTGCTGACCTTTTCGCTCAAGTTCAGCGTACTTTTGTTCGTACAAATCCGGCTTTGACGAAACAGCCTCGATTCGCAAGAACCTATCCAAATGAGGGTCAATCTCGCACCCTTGACGAGAAGTAACACCAGACTGTGCGGCAAATTCAGAAGGGGAGGGAACAGAAAGTATTGAGACCGTCTGGTTCGCAGCAGGAAACATTCTTTTTGCCTGTTTCTCAAATTTCGGATTCCAACCAACATATTTACCGAACTCGTTGATTTCTTCGTACTGTTGACGCTGCAAAGCTATACCAGTTTTGTATATTTCGTATTCACGAGTTTCATATACAGAAAAAACAGAAAAATACTGGTCTACTTCATACCAAACTTTCTTTTCAAATTTTTCTGTTGCTCTCTTGATAGATTCTTTACTAATAAGTGAAAGCAACGCTTCAAACGTATTTCTTGAATTGCAATTCTGTCTATTTTGCCCTCTGATAGTATAGCTATCAGTGAGAAAAAACTTCTCCGGTGCTCGAACAGGCTTTTGGATTCCGGTACAATCACGATTTCTGTTTCTTATCACATAAACCATACTTGCTAAAACTGCATCGTCATATTTTGGATGATGACAACTATACGAAAGGTAATAGTTCATAGACTCATCATTGCGAGGCAAAAGCGCTAAGGCTTTTTTGATATTACCACTAGCATCAATTTCATCCAACATCCAGATTGCCATGGCAATCGTAAAGCCGAAGTTTTGTTCTATAACATCATATGAAGGACCACAAACACTTGTAAAACCAGCCCAGTCGCAAACAAGATTGCATTTCTGTCTTTCCTTCAACTGGTGACGTTCATCTGACATCATACGATAAGTAGGTAGATGTTTTCGGATAATCGAAACTGCCATCTGTGAGTATTCAACGGCAACATCAATTCTTTTCTTCATAGAATCATTGTCAAGACCAAAAACAGAAGGACAATCATCGTAAGAGCCAGTCCTATTACAAAAAGCCAGAGAATCTCGAAATCTCTCTGTAATAATAGATTTGGCTGACCCTTCTCTATAGTATCGTCTTAAAGGACTTTTAGAAACTCCCATGTTTTTATACCTCATTAAATCAAGAAAAATTAAACAAAGAACATCACACAAACGCTATTGATGTATTTATTATATCATATTTTGCATTACCTAGCATCCGCTTTAAAGGCAATTACAGCGCAGCGACCATGCTTTATACACGCTAAAGCGGTTGCGAGAAGATGCACTGAATGATATAATTAAGTTATCAAAAACAAGCACAAAACACCTACAGAAAGGATGTGAATGACGCAAAAGCATAAAACTGTGCGAATCTGCGTCGAAACTTATGAAATCAATGAGCATGAAAAAAAATAAGGCTTTGCTGGCTGAATGGTCAACCCCGCAGGACCTGTTCGACAAGCTGGACGCGGAATTCGGGTTCACTTTGGATGTGTGTGCGCAGCCATTCAACGCCAAGTGCAAGAAGTTCTTTACACCCGATGATGATGGACTTTCACAGGACTGGGGTGGCGAAACAGCTTTCTGTTGCCCACCGAGCGGAAAAAAATCCTTCCGCGAATGGACTGCAAAAGCCCGAAAGGAATCAAAGAAGAGAAAAACAACGGTTGTTATGCTTTTGCCCGTAAGCACCGATTCCGAGTGGTTCAAGGAAAATATTTATCACCAAAAAGGTGTCACCATTCGATTCCTGCCGGAGCGTGTAAAGTTTGAAAATCCGACTGTCCCATCTTGGGTCAATGGTAATAAATCCGGGTCTGCGGGCGCTATGAGACCGTCTATGATTGTAATTTTCAAAGGAAATAAAAAAGCCTTTAAGGTCGAATGATTTTTCTGTTTAGTCAAAACAAAACGAAAGTATACTACAACCTGAAGCTTACAGAACGGTTCTATAAAGAAACTACGCGAATAGGTTTTCTGCTCCTTGCGCTCGTTTCAATGAGAGTCAATATAGTTGCACAAGAGCGAAATACGATGTTTATAAATGACTGTATCGCAAATGCAAAACAAATTGCGGTAGAAGCATCTTATGACACTGTAAATATCTACGAGCAAATGAGCCTAATTGCAATCAAAAACCAGCTCCAAAACACAATCAAAAGTGATTTACATGTTCTTTCCCAAAAAGCAAAAGAACAAGATGAAGTTGTAGCAAGTAAGCAAAAGGTACTCCCCGTCGAAACAATCTATCAGCGCCCTTCTTTACCAAACGGATGCGAAATAACATCAGCAACTATTGTGCTGAATTATCTCGGTTTTCATGTTGATAAACTCACAATGGCAGATGTTTACCTACCAAAACAATATCCATTTTATGCCGTAAACCCAAATGTCGCATATATGGGAAATCCAAGAGGCAATGGGTGGTATTGCTACGCGCAGCCTTTGGTAAAAGCAATCAACAGCTATCTGAAGGATGTCGGAAATACAGAATATAAGGCAAAAGACATTACGGGTTCTTCCGTAGATGAACTTAAGCAATATATTAGAGAGGGCAATCCGGTAGTATTCTGGGGAACCATCAATTTCGCGTTTCCAAGAAAAAGTGGGCAATACGTTTTACCAACAGGTGAAAGACCTTATGTCAATCTTCATTGTCTAGTCCTTAAGGGATTCGATGAAGAATACATGTACATAGCCGACCCGCTCGGATATACAAACAAAGTTAAGATTGAATGGTGGACACAAATCTACAAAAGTATGGGTAGTCGAGCCGTCATAATTACGAAAGGACAGTGAAGCATCTTTCTATGTTTACAAAAATCATGTCTTTATTCTGCGTTGTTGCACTTGCAATTGTTCCGTTGGCAAGCATCACTCCGATGATTCACGACAACGGTGATGCAATTACTGCAAGTAATGCAGAACCGATATACGCAACAGCAGAAACAGCAACAGCAGAATCTGCAGATGAAACCTATTACGGTAAACTTGAATTAACTGAAACGGGAACTCCTGAATGCATCTCCATCAACGCTCCAGATGGTTGGACCTTAGAGACAATTGATGACGGTGTTCCTATCTTCTCAAACGACGATGCCATTGTCGGATTTGCTAGTTATAGACTTCCTCGCACAAAGCATCAAACGCTTGAACTAATGACAGAAATGCTCTCGCAAGCAGTCGGAGCAGAAAAAAAATACTACATGACTGATGACGGCATGTGGTATCGCTATGAAGTCAAAGATGAAGACCTAACAACAGGACATAGCTGGTATTATATGCACATCGATACAGATAAAGGCGATTCTTATGCTACGGTTGTATCTGTATATATTCCAGAGAAATACTCGAACGAATTCGACGAATCAAAAATCACAGATTTTCTTGCCACCTGTGAATTTCCCAACAGAGAGGAGTCAATAACCCACGACTGAAGTCGTGGGCTTGCATCAGCGAGTCTACGCTTTAGAAGTGTCCGCAAGGATATGTTGACTACCCTAAGCGCTTCGAGCACTATTAGAGCCTGCAACAAACTATTTAATCGAAAGGAAGTGAATGGGCAATTCCTCCCACGACTAAAGTCGCGGGTCTCCTTGCCCTAATTTATGAAAAAAATCAATGCCAGTTTTTATTCTAAAGATTATCAGAACAAATATTCTGTAAGTGCGTCAATTCGACGAGCGACCAATCAGAATAATGTGGCGGGCAACGACCCGACATGTTTACCGCTTTACGACAATGAAATGGCACACGATAGTATTGTTGTAAGTGTTTTTGACGGAAGACAGTCAAATGCTATCGCATCATGTATTGTCCACGTTTCTGATATGTTTGCCAGCGACATGGCACGTCTGAACGGAAAAGTCTATGTTGATGCGCGTCAGATTGGTACGGAATACGGCTCATCTAAACTGAACAGTCTGCGCAATTCTTTCACCGTGTATGACCCATCAATGGTTCGTGTGATGACGATTGAATCCATTGAAGTAAACGAGAAATATCGCAGACAGGGAGTAGCAACCTCTATCATCGACTACTTAAAAACGATTGTTGTTCCAACCTATATTGTTGCTCCTATCGTCCCACTGTTTGCACCGAAGGTGTCAACATATACCGCCTCACCAGCACAGACAGACATTCAAGCAACTGCCAATTTGCTGATTTCTATGAAATTCAATCGTACAGAGGATGCAAAGATGGTCAGCGCTGGAACGGAAATTAAGGTTCCGGTTTACATCAACAACGTCAAAAATAACTGAGGAGGTTTACATCAATGCGTAAAGCAGTATCTTTATTTATAGTTGTAGCATTGTGCCTTTGTGGTGCAATCCTTACGACTGGCTGTTCAAAGCAGGATAAAACCATTCAGACAGGGGTAAATGAGTTCACATCGGAAACTGCAACGATTGCAACAAGCGAAAGTGCTATCAGTGGGGTGTCTCTTTCAACTGATGAAATTGCAATTCTGAGTACAGCAGGACATCCCGCAAAAGCAACAAAAGAACTTGATGATACACAAAATGAAATTCTTTCTAATTGGACAGCAGTAAAAGCCTATACAGAAAGTAAAGGAATGGATATCTCATCATTCTCTGTTGCATCCTACACAGCAGATGACAATGGCGGAGCAACCATTACCTTTGCAAAGAATGGTAAAAATATCGGAGCCGCTATCACCGTCGATAAAGATGGAAAATGTACCGACAACTTTATTCTTCTTGAAGCGCAAGAAATCTTTGAAAACGAACTCACGAATAAATTTTCTGAAAAATACGGTAACGAAAATGTCTATATCGAAACCGCTATGACGCTCAAGGATGGTGTTGTGGTTAGCGATACAGATACTGCAGAAGACCTCCTAACAAACGGAACACTTGTTTTTACATCTGATGTAGTGGTTAATGGCGACGCTGCAGATGCGTATGATTGGCTTACGAATATCAATCAGTCACTTGCCGATGAAAAATACTCTGCGTTGACAAATGTAAGCTATACAACGTCCGAATACTTTGAGCAGGTAAAAACAACAGGAAACACTAATAACACAAGAAATCTTAGCGCAAAATACACATGTACAGCAAGGAATAGTGGAAAAACGACGATTTTTGTTCTCAAAGGTGAGTAAATAGCTCATAAATAACACCCGCGATATAGTAGGTATAATTCTGTTGCACAAGAAAGCAATCCGAACAACGGGATTTTTGAAGTAAACCTGCTAATTAACAACCGCAGACAATTTCCTCAACGGGAATTATCTGTGGTTGTTTTTGTTTGTGCAAAAAATCAATAAACAGAAAGGAATATGATAACATGACGTTTGAAAAAGAGATTCAAGCCATAGCACACGTTAAATTGTCGGAGGAGTTTTTTGCAACCATAAACAGACAAAAACAGGTATTGCAAAATACAATCTGCAATATTATCGACACAGCACTCGAAGACAACAAAGAGTAAATAAAATATAGTACCATGCGCAAAGTTGGTATACTTCTATGGCACGAGAAACAAAAACCGATGTTTACGGTAAAGATTGAGTAAAACTGCTTAGTCAAGCGGCTGTAGATGATTCCCACAGTGGAATTATCTGCGGCTGCTTTTTCTTTGTGCAAAAGAAACCACCGAACTGGTGGTAAATATTTTAACGCCGCGAACTGCGGCAGAAAAGGAGTATACCATCATGCCTAAGAAGGAAAAAAAGGAAAAGAAGATTTCCGCCAAAAACATTGCTGCCGAAAACAACAATAAAAAGGATGACGAGGCTCTCAAGTGCGCTATCCAGAATGAAACCAAGCATTTGTTTTACATCAAGATGACAGATGCGTTTTTTGAAGCACTGGCACACCAGCAGCTTCCGATGCAGAAGGCTATCAATGAACCAGTGGACAATGCCATCGCAAACTGCGATGACGAAACGGCAACCATTCTCGCCGCCATTAACAATGCCAATCTTGCCAACCAGTTTCGCTTCACCATTGCCGATTGGGGCAATGGTATGGACGAAAATGAATTGGTAAACGGTATGCAAATTTGTGGAGGTCATGACAAGGAAGGTTACCTCTGTGTCCATGGTCTGGGATTAAAGAACTTCTTGCTCGTGGCGACTCGAAACAAGTACGACTGGATGGTTGCCAGCAAAAAGCCCGGCGAAAAAGTTTACCATGTTGTGGAAGGACCTTTTAGCACGACCATGGAAATGAAGGAGTCCAAGGAAGTCCCGCTCAAGGAAATCGTTATGACGGATACGTTAAAACGTTACGGTGAGCCCTCGACCATTGTTTCCGTTGTTGTAGACGCTGATGTGGCAAGCACTATGCTTGCGATTAGCGGAAGCTGCAACGCCAATCGTGTAAGGAACATCCATATGCTTCATCGTGCGTTGGCTGAGCATCTTGGTGTCTCGTACCGGAGATTCCTTCAGCCGGATAAAAATGGAGTGGTTCGCGCTCAAATTATTATCCCCAATATGAAGACGGCGGAAAATAAAATTCGTGATGTTCGTGTTCGCCCCCTCGGTCCCTGTTATACCAGACGAACCGAAGAAAAGTTTGATGTACCGTATGCTGGATACAACATTCCTGTGAGCGTTGAATATGGTATCCTTGACAAAGATGCTATGAGCACTGCTGTTGCAGGTGGCTATCCGCCTAAATACCATTATTTAGGCAACCCGCTTACACAGGGTATGGACATCTGTATTGGTGGGCGTACGATTGCAACGGCACAGTTGGAGTCCATTTTTACGAGAGGTCACGGTGAAGGCGATAAAGATGATGTTATTGCTCGTCATCCGAGTTTCAACTACTTCACAGGAAGTATCAACATTACCGATGTTGAAAAGCTGCCTCGTGGTTTCTTGAAAACGCTGGCAAACAAGTCCAATGTCGATATGAGTGACGGCTGCTGGGCAGCAATTTTCAGGGCTGTAGATGAAAAAGTTACTCCGATTAGACTGGACAAGTCACTGGCATACAACAAGTACATTGACATGCTTGTTGAGGAAATCAAAAAGAAGTACAGTAACGAAGAGGATGTCTACGTCAAAAAGCTGCATCAGGTTTACGCAAACCGTGCCATCGTGGATATTCTTGAGGTCACAAGGAACAAAACGTGCGAAGTCTATATCATTAAGCGTGGAAGCGCAACAATGGAAGACATTGCTCGTATCCGTACTGCATGGGACGGTGTGGTTGCGCAGGGTGATTACCAGCCTACAGTTGGTCACATCATCTGCCGCAAAACGGGCAATATGACGCCGCACACTCTTGCTGAATTCAATGGCATGGTTCAGTCCATGTCCGATGCGAAGCTGGCAAAATGCTTTGATGAGAGCAATGGTGTCATCCGCAATATGCCGCACTACAATTTCGTTATCGAAGCTGACCCGCGTATGCCGGATTAACACCAACAGGGTATTTGCGAAAAAAGGTGGTTTGTATAAACCACAGGCTGATGAACGATTCACTCATCAGGATAGCATTTGCAAATATCCAACAAACAGAAGGGGCTTGCGATTTCTTGCAGGTTCCTTCTTTTTTTGTTGGTATAATACAGACGCACAAACATTTTAACAACAAGTATATTAAGATAATCGCATAAAAACGACGACTTTTGTGAGAAATCATAAAGGTCGCTTTTTGTTTGTGAATGTAAAAAACTACAAAACAACGAAAGGAATTTATTCTTATGAAGAGCACTTACACGATTGCAGTAAGTCAATAACCCACGACTAAAGTCGCGGGCTTGCATCCGCGAGTCTACGAATTAGAAGTGTCCGAAAGGA